TTGGCAACCTTTGACCCCACAGTGGGGGCCGGAGAAGTTGTCGCGCTTCCGGTGGGCACAAACGGTACTGTTCTTATTGCCGACAGCACGGTAGGCCCAGGTCTCAAATGGGGACAGGTAGCAACTGTAGGACTGGCCGACGATGCGGTCACCGTTGACAAAATACTTAATGGCACAAACGGTTACTTTCTCTCAAGTACCGCTTCGGCCGTCGTTTGGGCAGAAGCAGTGACGCCTACCGCAACTCAAACCCTCACAAATAAAACCCTAACATCACCAGTAATCAACTCCGCTACTCTTTCCACCTCAACAATTAACCAATCTGTTCTGAGTAGAGCAATAGAGCAGTGGAGCTACTCTACGTCATCGCCTTCTGGTGTGTTGTCGCTTGATCCAACTAGCTCCACTGCTTTCTTTTACAATCCATCTACAGCAGTTACCACCACATGGACGCCAACTTTTACAAATGCAAACATCAACACGCTTCTCGGCGCTGATGGACGAGCTGTAACAATAGTTGTCATAGTAAAAGTTGGATCAAGCGCGGGGTATTCAAGTTCGATCACCATCACTAGCGCATCAAGTGTAACTACGTTATGGCAGGGTGGCATTACTCCCGGAACCACAAACACCAGTGCGGGAACAGACGCATATACCTACACAATTGTACGCACTACTGCGGATAATTATACGGTTTTCGCCTCTAGAACTAGGTTTGCTACCTAATATGCCCCTGTTTGCTTCTTTCGGCGCAACTGCTGCACGCGGTTTGGGGCTCACCAGTGGCATGCCACCGGGTGCACCAACTATCAATAGTACAAGCGTAACCCCAACTACGGTTGTTGTGAATTTTACTGCAGTAACCGGTTCATTTACGATCTCTTACTTTGAATACAGTTTAAATGGTGCCGCGTACACTGGATCGATTAGTGGTTCCGCAACATCATTCACAATTAGTGGACTCATACCATCAACCGCCCACTCGATAACAATGCGCGGAGTTGATGTAACGGGACAGTCTGGTCCGGCATCAAGTTCAGCTAGCGCCACAACTTCTGCCGAAGTAGCAAATAGCGCTCCAGTCGTAACATTGACTCAGCTTGATTCTGACGTCGATCCACTAAATGCTACCAAACTAAAGTGGAGCTTCGCGGCTTCCAGTGGCGGGACCTATGCGGTATCCTACTATCAGTACCGTCTGTATCGTGGTGCAACTGAGCTGACATCAGGGTTTACAACAACACCTATGTCGCCTAGCACCGACTACATAATCACTGGTCTGGTGCATAATGCCGCACATACGGTCGAAGTTCGAGCAGTTTCTGCAACATCCGGTTTAGCTGGTACGGCAGGTACTGCGACGACATCAACCGATGTTGAGAAGGCATACCTCGCGCCAAGCGTAACAGTCAATAGCGTCAACACCACCCAGGCCACGTTCACTAGATCAACACCAACAGGTGGAACCTATGCGATTGCTAGCTATAAATGGCAAACAAAAAACTCTTCAGGGCATCTCGTCAACTCTGGAACACTCACGGCGGCAGAAACGTCAAAAACAGTTGCAGTTGGTGTTGGGGCGGATGAATTTTTCACAGTTGAGGTTGCCGCAGTTTCAGCAACAACAGGAACCGTCGGAACCTATGGGGCCAGTAGCAGCAAACAGCTGGACCCATTGACACCTACTGTCGGAACACTTAACTGGCAGAGCGGCATGAATGCAAACTCAACAACCGCACAGCTCGAAATGACGCAACCGACATATAGCACCTCAGCCACATTAGTCATTTCTGGTGTTGGCACATATTCCGCAACATCGTCTGGTGGCAAATGGGTATGGTCTGTTGCTGGGCTAAGTTTTAACCAAACATATTCAATATATGCCTATGTCACCAATAGAATTTTTGCTAACTCCGGGAACAGCAATACCAGGAGTTTCGTAACACCAAAGAAGAACGTTGCTTGGAGATATCCAGCGTCAGCTGATTATACAGAAAAAGTTATTGCACTTCAGGGAACATGTGGGACAACCGATATCGGTAATGTGGTCTTGACGCTACCGTCTTCACCATCAACCGACAGTGAGGTGGGGTACAAATTTATCAATACGATCAATTGTGAGTTTGCCGAACTACTAACACACCGAGAAGCAGACGGCGGTCTTGCAAACCTCAACTCTTCAACACGAAACACGCAATGGGAGATCTTGAACGGAGGAACACCCAGTGGCTGGTCATCCCTATTTGGGATTGCGTTCTCAGAAGGGGGGTTGGACTATAATCCTCCGCCAAACTTTACCGCAGGAGAGCGTTCCTATGGTGTCTATATGGGTGGAAGCGACATCAGCGAAAAAAAAGCAAAAGTTGCCGTCAATGGTACCGGCTGGGGTCAATACCAGAGTAACTGTTCAGCACCAGGGACTTTCGCATTTAGGGCACGAAATTTTTACGTTGAGGGCCACCAGACAGTTGGCGGGAGTATCTCCTAGATTATCGCACTCATTAATGTATAATATTTATGGAGGTAGTTATGTCAACTAAATTCATTAAAGATACCGCAGAGCGTGCAGTAACAGCATTTGTTGCTGCATATGTGGGCGTTTGGGTTGAGGCTGGATCAGACTTCGATGCACTCACAAATGCCGACAACCTAAAGGTTGGCGCAGTTGCTGCTGTGGCCGTTGTTGCCGCTGCATTCGGACTGAAGAAAGTCGGCCCCAATAAGGACTCTGGCTCCATCCTCTGATAGTCCTGCCAGGACATACCCAACTCAACTACAATATTGAGTGATGTTGGAGGAGAGTGAACCATGCTTGCTGGTATTTATAATATAACTTGCGAACAGGGCTCTACTTTCAGCCGAATTATTACCGTCGAATACCCCGACCCCGATGATGCATCAGTGATGCTCCCTTGGGATTTTACTGACTATACGGCGCGTATGCAAATACGTCGTACAATAGAGTCAACAGCGGTCATGATTGAATTGACAACCGAGAATAATGGCATCGAATATACGGATGCCGTGAATGGTGAAGCCACAGTCAGGATGACCTCTGCAGAGACAGCAGCACTTGAAACTAGCGGTGTTTATGACCTGGAAATTATTAGTTCATCCGGCGATGTGTCAAAACTCATAAAGGGCACATTCACGCTGCTGCCCGAGGTTACCAGATGAGCGGCATACCCAATACTGTCAACATTCAACAGGATACGCCAAATACCGTAACCGTTAATCAAGAAGACCAGAACCTCGTCACTATTCAAACAGTAACAAACTCCGTTACTGTAGCAACGGGGTCAATATCACAGGGCGTTACTCGCCGACATGTTCATACCCAAGGCACCGTATCGTCGACCTGGACGATTACCCACACGCTTGGTGGAAAGCCAAGCGTAACAGTTGTTGATTCTGCGGGTACGGTGGTTTTTGGTGAGGTACAATATTTATCAAATACCCAAGTTAGGGTATTATTTAGTGCACCATTTTCTGGTTTTGCCTACTTAACTTAAGGAATAAAAATGGCCCAAAAATTCCTAACAAATATTGACCTCAATCAGAATCAACTTATCAATGCGACATTTGAGGTTGTTGCCAGTGACCCTGGTTCGGGCAACTTCGAAGGCCGTCTCATCTATCAGAGCACGACTGATACCATCAAAGTTTACGCCAACGGTGCATGGCGTTCGCTCCCCCACACCATCTCGGCTGGTGGCGCGCACACCGATGCCCTAACTGTTAGTGAATCAAACGGTACCGTTTCGCTGACACTCAATCTTGCTGATACAGACAGTGCGGGTTTGTTGCCAGCGTCGTTCTGGAATGCCATCAATGATGCGACAGATGCGGCGACTGCCAGCAAGATTGCCAAACGAGATGCGAACGGAAATCTTAGTGTTGCCACACCAACCGAGGCTGGGCATGCTGCGACCAAGGCCTATGTAGACGCAGCAAGGTCTGGCCTAGATGTCAAGGCGTCAGTTCGTGTTGCTACAACGGAGGCAATCACGCTTTCTTCAGGGCTGGAAAATGGCGACACGATTGATGGCGTAGTGCTTGCAACCGGGAACAGAGTCCTCGTAAAGAACCAGGACAGTGCATCCGAAAACGGAATTTACGTAGTTGCCGCGTCCGGTTCCCCAAGTCGCGCCGATGACGCGGATACTTCTGCCGAAGTAACTGCAGGAATGTTCACCTTTGTCACCGAGGGTACTGTAAATGGTGATGCGGGCTTTGTCCTGACTACGAACGACACAATTACTCTGGGAACGACCCCCCTGGTATTCGCACAGTTTTCCGGTGCCGGACAAATAACTGCTGGTGCGGGTCTAACAAAAAATGGCAATACTCTTGATGTAGTTGGTACGGCTGACAGAATCACCGTTAACGCCGACACAATTGATATTGCTTCAACATATGTTGGACAGTCAACCATCACGACACTGGGCACCATTACAACCGGTGTATGGAACGGCACGGCAATCGCGATTGCAAGCGGTGGTACGGGCGCCACCAGTGCCTCAACGGCGAGGTCCAATCTTGGCCTTGCGATTGGCACAGATGTTCAGGCGCACGATGCCGAACTTACCGCACTTGCTGGCCTAACATCAGCGGCAAACAAAATGCCCTACTTCACCGGCTCGGGCACCGCCGCATTGGCCGACCTAACGGCGACAGCACGAACGCTCCTTGACGATTCAACCACATCAGACATGCGCACCACGCTTGGTCTTGCTATCGGCACTGACGTACAGGCCTACAACGCAACCCTGGCAACAGTTGCTGGGGGAACATATACTGGTGATGATTCAATCACTACAGTCGGAACAATTTCTGCGGGGACATGGAACGGCACGGCCATTGCGGTCACTCATGGTGGCACTGGTGCGGCGACTGAATCTGGGGCTAGAACGAACCTTGCTTCAGCATCAGGCGAATCAACTGGTCGCACAACCAGCACCCCATCTCTTGCGCGAGTCGCAAAACAAGGTTGCGCAGCATCAGTAAGCGGAACATCGACCACTACGGTTACGCATAACTTCGGAACAACTGACGTCAACGTGCAGATTTATGAAGTGAACACCGGAGCAACTGTTATTGGTGACGTAACGCGCTCAAATGGAAACACCATATCTGTGGTTCTCTTGGGGTCAATTTCCGTAAATGATTACACAATCGTTGTAGTCGGTTGATAAAGGGCCTTGAGGGGCCGCGAATAGGAAGCGATTGAGGTCGTGGCACAGAAATTTACCGTTCCCATAACGATACGGCAGTTATCGTCTGCCGGTTCTGATGCCATTACCGTTTTCGTTGACGCAGATACCTATGCTCGCCTCCAGGTACAGGCGGGTGGCCGTTTAGTTTGGGGACCAGGAAGCGGTGCTGCGGATACTAATCTCTATCGCGACAGTGCCGACGTCCTCAAAACCGACGACACCTTTAAGGCTGCTGCACTCTTTGTCGATGATATTGAGGTAGATACGACGGGCGCAACAAGCAACCAGGCCCTAGTATTTGACGGTACAAAATTCAAACCCACGACAGCAACTGGTCCTCAGGGGGCGCAGGGTCCTCAGGGAGCACAGGGGGCGGCCGGTTCTCAGGGCGCTACGGGCACACAGGGCCCACAGGGAGACACTGGACCACAGGGTGCCACCGGAGCACAGGGGGCGGCCGGACCACAGGGGGCAACCGGAGCACAGGGTGCTACCGGCGCCACGGGCGCGACCGGTCCTCAGGGCGATGTGGGCGCTACGGGCGCTCAAGGCCCTCAGGGAGCCACTGGAGCACAAGGGGCCACCGGAGCACAGGGAGCAACAGGGCCACAAGGCTCAACTGGTGCCACTGGTGCTCAAGGACCGCAAGGGGCAACTGGGCCACAAGGAGACACAGGACCACAGGGGGCAACTGGTCCCCAGGGTCCTCAGGGGGCACAGGGAGCAACCGGTCCTCAGGGCGCACAGGGTGCTCAGGGTCCTCAGGGCTCTCAGGGACCTCAGGGTTCTACTGGTCCACAAGGAGCAACTGGTCCCCAAGGGGATACAGGACCTCAGGGTCCTCAAGGAACACAGGGGGCGACAGGACCGCAGGGGGGTGCTGGTCCACAAGGCTCTACGGGCGCTACGGGTGCACAGGGAGCAACCGGTCCTCAGGGCGCTACGGGGGCACAGGGTTCACAGGGAGCAACCGGCGCACAAGGCGACATCGGACCTCAGGGCGCTACCGGCGCTCAAGGAGCAACTGGTCCACAAGGAAATCCCGGCGCACAAGGAGCAACTGGTCCTCAGGGAGATGCTGGCCCTCAGGGGGCCACCGGAGCACAAGGCTCAACTGGAGCACAGGGGGCAACAGGCTCACAGGGTCCACAGGGTGCTCAGGGCAACTTTGGCGGAATTACATTTGACTACACCTTTGATTCAAATACCGCACAAACTGACCCCGGTGCAGGAAAACTAAAGTTTAATAATTCACCCCTTGATACATCGACTGAACTAATTATTGATGATGTTGATGACAACTCAACGGACATTCAGTCATACCTAAGGACAATTGATGACTCTACGAGCACAATTAAGGGTCACTTCCGTGTTTCTAAAAAAGGTGATTCGTCGGCATTTGCCCTATTCACCATTTCTTCAATAACTGAAGAAACCGGATTCTTTCGCGTTTCGTCGTCGTTTGTTACAGGCTCAAGCACTACACCATTCGCAAACAACGATGACGTCATCATTACGTTTGCCAGAACTGGAGATGTAGGGGCACAGGGGGCGCAGGGGGCACAGGGTGCTACTGGTGCTCAAGGTGCAACGGGCGCGCAGGGTGCAACGGGCGCGCAGGGTCCACAAGGAGACGCTGGTGCTACGGGTGCACAGGGGGCAACCGGAGCAACGGGGGCACAGGGACCGCAAGGTGCGACAGGTGCCCAAGGGGCAACCGGCGCAACTGGTGCACAAGGACCACAGGGTGATGTGGGACCACAGGGATCAACGGGTGCTCAGGGTGCGACGGGAGCAACTGGTGCGCAAGGACCCCAGGGTTCAACCGGCCCTCAGGGCGCTCAGGGCGATGCAGGACCCCAAGGAGCCACAGGTCCTCAGGGAGCAGCAGGGCCACAGGGTCCGCAAGGGGCAACTGGCTCACAGGGAGCCACGGGAGCCACGGGTGATACTGGTGCGACTGGGGCAACTGGTCCTCAGGGTGCACAGGGTGCGACAGGCGCACAGGGAGCGACGGGTCCACAAGGCGCAACGGGTCCACAGGGAAATACCGGACCACAGGGTTCTACTGGAGCAACTGGAGCACAGGGCGCACAGGGTGCACAAGGAGCACAGGGACCAAGTGGTCCAACTGGACCGTTAGATGATTTATCTGATGTTACTATAACTTCTGTAGCGAATGGTGACCATTTAATGTATAATGGATCCGTATGGATTAATTCCAAACAAGTACGAAATAATATGATTAAATTTATTATGGAGGTTTTATAATGCCATTAACGCAAAAGCGTTTATCTGGTCCTGACAATTTTGCTGTAGCTGATACAGCAGAGGATTTATATACTGTCCCAAGAAACACTGGATATACTACAACTACTGTTATTAAAGAAATTATATTATGCAATACAGCAGCGTCTGCAGCTACTGTTACTCTTTTTTTAAAACCAAAAAATGTTGCTGTCGCCACCGATCATGTTTTTATAAATGCTCTTGCCTTAGCGGCAAATGAAACAGTTACTTTATCAACATCTCTTGTATTAACAAATAGTGATAATACAGCTGGTGATACCTATTCGGATAAAATTCGCGGTAAAGCAAGTGCAACTACAGTTAACTATATAATAAATGGCTATGAAGAGTACTGATATCTATGGGGAAGTTTATTAGGGCAAATAATACTACAACAGGAATTAGTTTTGTTGGCAGTACTTCGTCCACATATTCTGACCTACTTACTATGGCGAACTTAGTGGATGTCCCTGACTCAATCTATGGGTCTGCCGCAGATGGATCGGTAACATTTGATGGCTCAAGCACTATTTTATCAATGGTTCCATCTTCTTCGGTCTATACAATGACTAGGGATATATATTGTTATAATTTAACCTTATCGGCAAACGTGCGTTTAAATCCAGCTGGTTATAGAATTTTTGTACAGAATTTATTAACATTCGGCAGTGATTCTATCATTGGTTTTACTACAGGTTTTTCTACGGCTGGATCCATACAGCAAGGTGGGGCAACGTCGACCGCTGTAACACATAGTCTTGGTGGATCTAGCGCTTCACAGACAGCAACTGCTCCAACAGCAGCAACTGGTGGAACAGATTATTATAAACAGCCATTCCAATCAGTAAAGGGATATTCTATTACGGGCACATCGACAACGCCAACTTTTTTAAAAGGCGGTGCTGGAGGTACCGCTGGAGCTGGAGGCGGAGTTGTAATATTAACAGCTAGATTTATTGGTGTTTCTAGTGGTACTGGATACATTAAAGCTCCTGGCACAACAGGTGCGGGCGGCGGTGGCGGTGGTGTTATTATTGTCATTTCATCCGCAGCAACAATAAATTCTGGAGTGTCAACTGATGTTACCGGCGGAACTAGCTGCGCTGCTGGAACAGTTATTTATTCACAGGTGGCATAATTATGGCTGGTAGAATCAAAAGGATAAATAAAACAATTGCACAGCGTGACGATTCAATTTTTGGAGAGGGCACCGACGGTTCTGTAACCATATCTAGTGGCACCACATATCTAACTAAAGATATGTACTACACAAATCTAACAATAAACTTTGGAGCAACATTATTTACAAATGGTTTTAGAGTTTTTGTTAACGGAACGTTAACTAACGATGGAACATTTGGAATGCCAACAGCTTCTGCTGCGACTGTTGCCGATGGTTCTGGTACAGTAGCCGGAAGACAAAATGCATTAAACCCAGCAAAAGCGTGGGGCACAAGCACTGACGCCTTATCTGCAACAGATATGCATGATATGGACGACGCTGTATCGGGGTGGTTTATTACTTCGGCTGGTACAGTAACAAAAATAGGCGCAGGCTCACTTGGGGTAGCTGGTTCAAGTGGAAATGTTACGGCGGCAACTGCTGGTAATTATCCTGGTCATTCCAATACAGTCGGCGCTGCTGGTGGAACGGGTAATGCAGCTACGGCTGGAACTGGTGGTGCAGGAGGTCCTGGTGGTGGACTGGTTATTGTTTTGGCTAAAAACATTTCTGGCAATGGGACTATAGTCAGCTATGGATTTGCTGGAAGCGCAGGAAATCCAGCTACACAAGGAAATCCTGCACCAAATATCACAGGATATCATACTGGTGGACATTTTCCCCATCCGGCGGGAAGCACTGGACCCAACCCTGGGGCAGGCAACCCTCATCCATCTGGCCACAATGCTGGAACACATCCGCATCCAGACGGAAACGTTCCCGCTCACCCACACAATGCGGTGGTTCATATTACTCAAGGCTACCATCCGGCATCCAATCACCATGGTCACACTCACCATAATGCCCATCAAAACGCCAATAGAACTGGCCCATTTGTTCCAAATATAATAGCCCACTATGGTCCACATCACCATAATGCAGGGAATGGTGCTCACCCTCATGGTGTAAATGGTCATAGAATTTCTACACATAACGGAAATTCTAACGCTGTGCATGTACCTCATACTACTAATAATACACAATTGTTTGGCCATCAATTATCCAATCATAACGGCAATCACGCATGCGACTGCAATCACGGCAATCATCATCATCATCCTGGTCACGGTCATCATTCCGGAAATCATAATGCAGGACATCACCCATACCATCACGGGCACGCTGCTTTTCCCAATAACCCAGCATCAAATCATAGCGGTCATATGCACACAAGTGCTGGTGATGGACATTACCACACTGGTCTTGCGCACCATCCTGGTGCCAATCACCCTAGTGGTTCCGGCAAAAATCTACCACATACCGCAAAAGATACTCACAACTTTCCAACCCATACCTCACATGGGCATCATGGTAATCACCATCATCATGGTGGCCATCATCATCATCCGGCAGGGAGCACGGGACCCAATCCAGGAGCAGGAAACCCTCATCCATCTGGCCATAATTCCGGTTCACATCCGCACACCGCAGCCACAGTAAATCATTCAAGTGGAGCCGTTACAAGCAATAGAGGCGGCGTTCCGACTCACAACGCCACAAATGCCAACTATACTGGAGGAACAGGCGGTACCGCAAATCCAGGGGACACAGGCGCAACTGGAAGCACTGGTGGTATAATATTAGTTACTAGAAATTCAAGTAATTTTAATGCAGCTAATCAATTTGGTCACTCGAACTATTCCAAAGTGATTGATATATAAAAATAATTATGATATAATTGAATACAAATATTAAGGAGAAGAAATGTCTTTTTTTAACTCAATTAGTTCAGAAAGAAAACTGCAAATTGTTGAATCAAGAATTGGTTCACTAAAAGAGCAGTTATGGACAATACTAATCGATGCTGATTTAGTGCCAGAAAATATCGATGTAAATAATTTTGATCCAAATGTAGATATTATAGAAAAATTCTCTTATCTAAGAGAACAATATACCAATATAATGTCAGTTATTGAAAAGATGGAAGAAATAAAGTCAGGATTAATTGGCTAATATGAAATTTGTACAGCATGCAACATGTATAGTTGAGTATGAAAATATTTTTAACGCCAATAATTTTATTGAACTCTTGGAAAAAGAATGCAACGAACCATGGGGATATTTATCTTGGCAGAGATCTAGGGTCGGCAATGCTCAGATATCAGATGTTAGAACATCTGTTGGATGTGAATTGGAACCTCTTTCTACAGAAGATATTAAAATAGAAAGAGTAAAACCATTGGCTGAAGAATGGAAATCTATATGGTCAAAAATAGATCCATTGGTCTGGGATTATAGAAATTATTTTGAAATTGAACTAGAGGCGGACGAGGGTTATAGGGTTCTAAAATATTCCGGGGGAGCTGAATACGAAGCTCATCACGACCATGCATCAGTAAATTCTAGGACTTTAAGTTTAGTTGCTTTTCTTAATGATGGTTTTAGTGGTGGAAATCTTGTTTTCCCTAAATTTAATGTTTCAATTAAACCAAAAGCTGGAAATGTTATTATTTTTCCATCCAATTTTCCATACGCTCACATTGCAGAACCTGTTGGAGAAAACGATAGTACAGTTAAATATTCGCTAGTCACATGGTTTAGATAATTGAGGCTGTATAATGGGATATAATTTACAAAAAGATTTTGAATATATTTATACTAAATTATGTGAATCAATAATACTTATTGGTGGTCAAACGGAAAACTTAAATGAATATACCATTACTGACTTATTAAGTATGTCGGTAAATGTTTATGGTCAGAATAACTACAACGACGCTGAACTTCTTAATTTGCAGCAAAGCCTTAGAAGACTCTGGTATATATATACTGTATTAAAATGGAGATTAGAAAATGTCTGAAAACTATGCTAATCCAGAAGTATCTAATATTTATTCAAAAACTAAAAGTTGTGAATTATCACACCAATCTTTGCGGGACTCATTTAATACTGTTTTAAATAGTGAAATCCAAACTGGTGTCGACAGAAGTAATGAAGCAAGAGGTATGTCGCAACAACTAAACTGGCATTCGGCTGTTCTTGGTAACCTGTGTCATGATAATAGCTCTGGATTAGACGCAGAACTATTTGTTCGCTCTTTGGCTGAGTTTGTAACTAGACTTAAGAATCCAAACACTGCTTTATGTGGAACTATATGCCATTTGGTTATGGCTGAAATAAAAAATATTGTTCCAAATATTGATTATGTAAATACAATTCATTTGGATTACTTAGAAAAGTATTTAAATCAGTCTATTGACAGCAGCAATATCGTCCTAATGCAAGACATTGAAACTTCTTCATTAAATAAGTTTTATGATTTAATCTTTATAGACTTTGAAATATTTAGCCATGATCTATCTTTAGTTGACAATCTTTGGGCAAAAATAGCCCCAAATGGCTTAATGTGTTTATGGAATGTTAATGATTTTCACAAAGTCTACCAAAGAGGCACCGGGCATACTTGGACTCAGTACCTAATGTCACTAACTGAGCGTGAGGACATGTACACTTTTCACATTCCTATCCTAACAGGATTTACATTGGTATTGAAAAAATGAATGAAAAAAAAATAATAATTGTAGGATCTGGAACGGCCGGATTGGTTACTGGCTTAATATTGAAATCTTATTTTAAAAAATATAATATTATAAATATATCATCAAATAAAATAGGAATCATAGGCGTAGGAGAAGGCTCTACTGAGCATTGGCGCATATTTCAAGATCTAGTCGGCATTCATCCTCATGATATGATTAAAAATGTAGACATTACCCATAAATATGGAATTAGATATGAAAATTGGACGAATCATACTCCTGATTATTTCCATAGTGTTGGTGGAACTGGTGTTCAATTTGGAAGTTTTTGGGCTGGATACGCAACGGCCTTAGAAAACAATAGGCTATTAACAAACACTTATTCTTGGCGCGGAATAATAGAAGATAAGATTATTGATCTTGGTGAAAAAACACATTATGGGTCTAACCAATACCATTTTGATACATTTAAATTAAATCAGTATCTTACGCAAATATCTCAAGAAAAAGGAATAACTTTTATTGACGATGAAGTAAGCGATGTATCCGTTTCGGAGAATGGATATATAGAAAGTGTTTTGTTAAAAGCATCTCAGAAAAATATTGTGGGTGATTTTTTCATAGATGCTACAGGATTCCATAGAAAAATTCTTAGCAAAATTGCTGATCAAACATTTATTCCATATAGAAAATATTTGCCTTGTGATAAGGCAATTGCCTTCCCAACTCAATCAGATCCATCTGGAAAAATTAAACCGTATACAAGAGCACGGGCGTTAAGTAATGGTTGGATGTGGGAAATACCCACGTTAAATCGTAGAGGTAATGGATATGTGTTTTCTTCTGATTACTGTTCATCCCTACAAGCTATACGGGAAGCCTCTATAATACATGGTTTTGAAGTTGAACCATCTAAAGTAATTGATTTTACTTCTGGATATTTTAAAGAAACATGGAAGAATAATTGTATTGCTGTTGGACTGGCTGCAAGTTTTGTTGAGCCGCTGGAAGCCACTTCTATATCAACAACAATTCAACAGGCTAGGCTTTTGTGCTCGTATTTGCCGACATTTTCCGAGGATAGAACATATGGCATAAAAGAATATCATAGAATAATGGATTCCATTATGAATAACATATTATGTATGATATCATTACATTATATCTCTGATAGAAAAGATACTGATATGTGGTTGGCGCAACAATCAGCAGAAAAACCAGAACTTCTTGAACATCTTTTGCAACTTTGGAATATTAGGTGTCCAGAAGTACATGATGTTCCATCTACTGGATATGAGCTTTTTGCGGCAGGACATTTATGGCACGTAGCTCAGGGTCAAGGTGTTCTTAACCCAGAAATAGCATCAATTCAATTAGATGCTTATAGTGCCAGATATCCGGGAATTAAAGATATAAACAATATAGCAAAACAACTACTTAGTCAAAAGTTGGTAGATCACGGTGAAGAACTCAGAAAAATTGCAAATAGTTAGTCCAAAAGTATTTAATGATATTCCAAAAATTAAAGAAGGCCAAGTATTATTGACGCCTCATGTCCCACAATTAATGGACGATGAATGTAGGCCATACCAAAATCTTGGTAATTGGCCAGATTGGTGGAAACAACTTAGTGGAGAAGAGGGTAGCCTAAAACGTTGTTCTGGAACTTCTGATTATATTGCAACTGGATTCACTATTCCACTCTGGGCTAAATTAATGTTTAGGCCATCAGTTGACCATAAATTTTGGGAGGGTCAATTTGATCTTTCAACAGATATGGGCAATTTTGGAATAGAAAAGTTTAGCTATGGACAAACTGGAGAATGTCCAGTTACAAAAGTTAGAAAAATTGAAAAAGCTAATTATGTCAAAGTAATTAATCCATGGTTAACAAAAACAGCTCCAGGATGGTCTTCGCTATTTCTTCCACCATTATGGAATCCCAACCCAAATTATACTATGTTACCAGCCGTAGTTAATACTGACTATTATCATAACGCACATATTGTTATGAATATTCTAACAGATCAACCATTTGAAATAGAAATGGGAACACCTATGTGGCACGTCATTCCCTTTAAGAGACAAAAGTCTTTAGACATATTATGGGGGGATAGTATAGCCTATAACCTATTGCAGTATAGAGGTTTTGGTGGCCCTTTTATGCCAAAAAGACAGAAAAGTAAATACAAAAAACTTCAAAGACAACTTGATGAATCTATTGATAATGAAAAGAAAACTTTTTTAAATAAAATTTTTAATAGAAACTAGGAGTAAAAGATGGACTTCATATTATCCAGCAATGAGAAAGCAGCACTAAGGTCAAGTGCTCGTAAAAAGTTGGAGCTAGAAATATATTCAGCTGCTATAATGGTTGGCATAGATCCAGAATCATTAGAGGTAGTTGATGGCAAATTTACTTGGCAACCAACTTTTTCTGGCAACGAAGCTTTAGGCGATTCTTGGAAAACTATTGTTGAAAAAAGATTAAAACAAGTATTAAACGCTTACGAAAAACTTTTAAATAGTTAAACCAAAAGGATGATAATGAGTAATATAAGTTTTCATTGGCCAGCTGGTAGATCTGCCGCAATAATGGTTGCAGAAAATGCTATAGATAAAGAAATATGTAACTTAACATTAAGTGAGTTAAAAAAGTATTACAACATAATGGCTTCTCCTGGTCCTACTATTAGTGGTGTCTTAACTTCTATTAAAAATAGCATGGATATAAATTGGTCTCACCATACACTTGTTGAGTATAATTTACCAACAGATAAGTTAGATACTTGCGAAAACGCAATAGTTGAAAAATTATTTTTATCTATAGCAAAATATAGAGAAGAGTTTAGATGGTTATGGGACTGGGTTAATATTCAAGATACTGGATTTAGAGTACAGGAATACAAAAAGGGAGTTGGATATTATCGAGAGCATATTGATGGTGGTATGGATCATACTCCCACCACAAAAGACAGAGTGTTGGCTGCAATCATTTATTTAAACGATGTTGAAATGGGCGGGGAAACATACTTTAGGGAACATGAGTTGAAAGTTCCAGCAAAAGCTGGTTCAATATGTTTATTCCCCACACATTGGACCTATCCACATCAGGGTTGCGTGCCAATATCGGGCGACAAATGGATTATATCAACTTTTATACAAACTATAAAAGATAATAATAACCAATTCGATAATCAAATAATAGAAACTGAAACTCAGGTTAGTGAAAAAAAGAAATGTAATGACAAATAAAGTTTATGATTATTATACAAATAGAATGCTGACCGTAAGACCCGAACCATTTATTTTAAACAATGTCTTTTCAGAGGAAAAATTTCTTGAATTAAAAAATAGAATTATTTATAAAAAAAATAATTCATTATTAGAATACAATTCAGGTTTAGGAAGATATAGTATTCCTGATGAGGAGTTCCTCTCAGAAGAACAATTGCTTCTTACCAACATGGCTAAAAGTATATTTAATTCTAATAGTTTAGTTCCTACATACTGTGTGTACTCAATGTATCATGGAACAAGAGCTAATCTACCTTATCATGTCGATGATAATGCCTGTACTTATACAATTGATTTGTGCATATCATACAAAACAAATTGGCCAATCTATATAAATAATAAAGAATTTATTCTGGAACCAAATCAAGCTGTATGTTATTACGGAGAAGATCAATATCATTGGCGAAATAAATTTCCTGATCCAGCAAATAACGAAGTTGAAATGATATTTTTTCATTTTGCCGAACCAGATCACTGGTATTTCACTAAAGGTGTAGAGTATCAAGATATAATAGTTAATGATCGCAAACAACATCAAGGAAAAATATACAAATACTTATCGAAAACATATAGAGAACAGTAAAAAGATATGAATCAAATTAAAATATTTTTCTATAAAGTCATAGATGCCATAAAACAAATGTCAAATAAATCTTATTGGACTAAACCAAATTCAGTTGAAGCTTGGGGTTTTGCAACAAAGATAGCTATTATATTTCCAGGACTTTTATTTGGCAAACAATGGTGGTGGTTATATATTTTTGCTATTGCGTCAAGCCTAAGTTTAATATGGTCTTCTACTAAAAAAACACTGCCAACAATTATATTATTTAATGTTCTATGGGTTTTTCTAGCAAGCGCAGCAATAATTAAGCATTTCGTATGATTTCAATAATAACACCTACGTATAATACAGATAAGAATGTATTTTCTCGTACATGGGCTTCTCTAAAAGCTCAAACATTTAAAGATTGGGAATGGATCATAATAGATGATTCAACCAATGACAATGTATGGCATCAAGTCTATGGCTTTTGTGCAGATGAAAGATATAAAATTCAGATGTATAAAAGTCATGTTCATTCAGGCAACATAGGTCGCAATAAGAGACGTGGATTTATGCTTGCAGAGGGAGATATACTTGTTGAGCTAGATCATGACGATGAGCTTACTGCAGACGCTCTGGAAGAGATTAACGGGGCATTCCGAGACAATCCTGAGGTAGGTTTCGTCTACTCAGATTGGTGCGAGATTTTACCCGATGGACAGTCAGGCGTATATCCTAAGGGTTGGGCATTTGGATATGGTTCGGAATATTGGTCGCAAGAATATGAAGTATGGGTTATGTCTTCGCCGGAAATAAATCCTACAACTATGAAACATATTGTTTCTGCTCCAAATCATGTTAGAGCATGGAGATCAAATGTCTATCATAAACTAGGCGGGCACAATGCTAAATATGAAATCGCTGATGACTACGAGCTAGTTGTCAGAACATTTTTAGATACAAAATTTTATCATATTAAAAAGTTATTGTATAAACAGCACATTAATCCTTCTACAGCGCAGAGACAAAAGAATCATCTCATACAGCATTACGTGGTAGAGATCTCTACTCAATACTCGGATCAGATTGATCAACGATTCAAGGATTTAAACATTTTCTAAAAATGAAAATAGGCCTCAAAATTTTTTTCTAATTTTACCCTATATAGAGATTTAGTCCATAGGGGGTCTGCGAATTTGCAGAGAACTGCTGCGACCACCCATTCCAAAAAGGCCCCTATTTATGTCTGTCTTTAGGAAGTTAGGGTTATCATAAGTGGTTGTAGAGCCGAACATGCCTCCGCGACCACGTGGAGTCCTTGTCATCATAGTATTGGGGCTTATAGAGCTTCTTGGCATTTTCCGAGATTGTCCGGTTGTTTGATCCAAAAACTGATGAATGGCTCTCCCGCCTTGGCCCCCAGGGGACAACGTGTCCTGGAATGCAGCCACCATTCTCATACCAGCTCTCGATAGGTAGCTTTGTCCAAAACCGGGCATAAAAGTCCTTTAAAAACAGTAAACTGTCATTTATAGTAACTTAGTGTACCAAAAAAGTGAATATCACCATATTAATTAGTATATATCGTGGGGCCCCGATCTAAGGTCTATTTTTTAAAAATATATTATGTTATTTTAACAAATTGGACAATTAATATAACAAAAGAAGCAATTCCCATACCAATAATAAGATCAATCATCATCAATATCCTCTCTAAAGAAAAGGGATAATACTTTTATTACAACACCGGAAGTAACAAGAATAGCAACAAAAGTAAAAACAATACTAAATATAGTTGGTGATTGCTGCGCTATCATAATATAATCCTTTATATAAAGATAATAATATTATATCATAATGTTTGAGTTTGATGAGCTATGATTTCAAATTCATCAATTTCTGGAATAACTCCCAATGTTGACCCAGAATCCCAATTAACATGTATAGTATTAAAATCATCAATAAAATTAATTGTTCCGTGTTCTCCAGATTGAATTTTGGTGTACGGATCATTAATCTGTATTGCTTTTATTCTCTGGCCAATTTGAAAAGTTTGAAATGGATTGATTTTCATTTGACAATACCTTTACGTCACAGTATAAATTTTCAATACCATTAAGATATTCTGGATAATAGGTAGCGTACAAGGACATCGTTGTAGCCTCTTTAAGTGTTTGAGCTTCTATAGCGAGTGTCCTTGTAACGCTAACTAAATATTTAGTCATTTATCTTCCCTGAATTTAGAAATTCAAAGAAAATAGTAATGAATTAGGCCAAAAGAACCCACAGATCAAACATCTTAATCTTTTCATTGTAAAGAGAAGATGTTGACAAAGTCAAATTATCTTTCTTAGCACGAAAATAAAGCGACATACGTATTGAAGCAAGCTGCTGCTTTGAGGTAATTGGTATATTAACATGGAACCAAACATTACGATTAGTTATCAACTCATTGTAAATGTTTGTAATTATTGGATTACGACGGCGACCTTTGCCGCTACCAATGGGTGGCTCACCGTTAATACGGGTGAGTAATTTAGTTGGCTCAGTTATGGCAAACTTGCGTGGGTTTGTTTCTATCTGAGTCTCAACGCTTGGGCGCATAGCCATTATTTTCTCCTTAATGAATTATGTTGTTTTATAGTTGTAATAATAAATTAAACTCGTTTTTTTAAAAGTACCAGAATATCGTTTAACAACAATTTGATATCTTTAAGAGTATCATTGATATCTTGAAGGGGAGCCATTGTGTAGTGATAAGCAATTCGTTCTTGTTTTATTTGTTCATTTGCTTTAGCAGCGGCTTCTTCTGCAGGATCTTTGTATACTTTCATTTTTTACCAGATGTAAAAATATCTTTGTTTAAAAAGTACTTAATAAGAAAAATATTAACAAGTACTATAGTTGTACCGAAAAAGAATCCGGCAAAAAAGCTCATAAATATCTCCTATTTTTATTATTATTTTTCATTTTGATGCATACAATCTTTGCCAAGATTCTTTTTCAGATTCTAGGTCTTTAATTTTTTCTCTAAGAAAATAAATTTCGCTAATCATAAATTTAACTAAATCAGCATGAGCGCCATACGGACCCCACTTACGAGAAACATCGTCTAGCAAATCATGCTCGTCAAACTTATCCTTTGTGGGAGCAATATACTCTGGTTCTTCAATAGGTTCACGAAACATTATTTCTCCTAGAAAAAATTTATTTAGATTTGTATTGATCAGTAATGCTTCAACGGCTCGTTATGGGTAGATTTAGAAATAGTTCCTTTAGAATCAGCATAATAGAAAGAACTTTGAGAATTTTCGTAGGAGTCCCGTTGGCCCCATTCCTTGGCTTGTTGAACCAAGTAAACAAATGCTCCGTATACGGCGATAAAGAAGATTATCGAGCCAAAAATAAACAACGAAACTTGCGACATTTACTTCTTGCCTTCTGACGAAGATGCGTTGATAACAAAGCTACCGAGAGCAAGAATAGACGGGACCCATACGCCGACAAAAATGCCGTTGAGTCTGTCGGTTTCTGATGCGTTGTTTGAAAAATACAAACCGACACTGACTCCAAGGCTGACTGCGGCGGCAAGAAGCGTTGTAATAAAAAGTGTCTTTCTAGATTTCATTAAATTTTTCTCACTTCTGTGTAGATGGATACTCAGGGTGAGCTCCACGAAATGCATAAAGATTGTTATATTGCTGGGTTATGTCTATCTGTTCTCCGACACCGCGGGTTTCGGCAAGGCGATTTGCCATAAGGTTTTCTTCTTTATTATAGAAAAGACATGGCTCAGCTTCCATCATTGCCTGGACTAGCGTGGCAATTTGTATATTGGTTCCTGTAAGAGCTTGCTCTTTTTGATATTGCTCAATATCATAAGTGTCTCTGTTGGTCATGGTAACATCCTCAATCATTGTATGGACTATAAATTTATAAGTTTAGTATAATTAATTAACATTAAGAAACTGTATAAGCAACAGAATATTTACAATTATTTGAAGTAATTTGAACAAATAATTGTATTTCTATAAAATTAGTTTGAGTCATAATATGAATTTCATAGTGACCATCGTAAGATGTCTCTCCACCGTTCCAAATAGCTATTTCTTTATTTGAACCAGGAAAAGCGTTTATACCGTGGAGAACAGAGCCCGATGCAGAAGAATTGTTATATGTAAATCGATTGGATAAATAATAGCCTTGTATAATTGAATTAGTTGGTGTAGATGTTCTGACATAATGTCTTACGATATCACTACCAAGATCTTTTTGACACTTAACTCCAAGAATTATTTGATCGGAGGAAGCATTAAAAGTTAATATGTCATAATAAGAATTACTGTACGTTTGAGCTAAAATAGGCATTACTGTATAACTATTTCCAGCGGGACCTTGAGGGCCGGGTAAACCCTGTAAACCTTGTGGTCCAGTTGGGCCCTGAAGTCCTTGCGCCCCTGTTGCTCCCGTTGCTCCTGTCGGGCCAGTCGGTCCGGTTGCACCTGTAGCCCCTGTTGGGCCAGTAGGACCAGTTGCACCAGTTGCACCAGTAGCTCCCGTAGCACCTGCTGGACCTTGTGGACCTGATGGACCCGCTGGACCCCTAACAAGTTGACCTCCAGTAAAAGATATAACTTGATAATATCCAGCAATGTCTATAAGTATGTGAGATCTTCCATAAACATATATGCAAATACTCCCAGATTCAGATAGTGGGACCGAAACAGAGTTGGCTATTGTTTGATCGTTAATAAAATTTATATTAGAAACATCGGGTCTTTCGCCGCAAGGATATACTGTAATGTATCCACCAAAATTATTAGCTTGAGTTTGAGTAGCCGTTAAATTTAAGGAAACTGCATAACTATTTAACGGAACGATAGTTTGAACATTAGATTGAGGAATAGATATTGATCCAGAAACCTGAAGAATATATGGACTAGAAGAACCGTCAAGAGAACCAACTTTGTAAGAAGAACGAGTGTCTAATATTCTTGTTGGAGCAATAGGTATAAAAACAGAAGTTGGCGTTGAATTTGTATTAGAAGCTTTAACATAAGATATTGAAACGAACAAAAAAATTACTATAAATAATAAAGGTATCTTATAAATTTTTTTCACTTGAAAAAAACCCTCCATATTCTTTGAGGCCAAGTTTCATGGCCATACTTATAAATTTGGGTATATTTAATAAAATTATTAAGTAAAAGAAATACAAGAAAAGCTATAAGTGCGTATAGAGCAACATATTTTGGATCATATTGACTAGGTTGATCATCAAGAGGTAAAATTTTTGATTGATCTTTTTGATCAGTAAGAGTCGTATCAGAATGATAAGCTAATGTAGTTGTAGATTCAAAAATGGTAGTAGTAACTTTATTATAATTAGGTAAAGTATTGGCAACAGGGACAGACTTTTGTTTTTCGTTGTCAACAATTGTATCAGTAGTTGGAATAGAAGGTTCTACACTAGAAACTGGAGGCAACAAAATTTCTGTAGTAGGAGTAAGATTAGGGATGGTAGTAAAAGGAGGAATAGATTGAAAAATAGTAGTAGAAGGAATAAAGGGAATGACAGTAGTAGAAGGGATAGATTGAAAAATAGTAGTAGAAGGACTGTTATCCGAAAATACATAAGTAACATTTAAAGAACTACAATTTCCAGAAAAAATAAAAGTCCAAGAAGGTTTGATATAAAACTTTTGATCAATTGATAAAGAATCCCAAGAATCTAAAGAAATATATGTGTAAGCTGGATTTGCAGGAGGATTAGAATAATTAACCCAATAAAGAGTTCCTTGAGAAGGTGGTGTATTTGATCCAGAAGTAACACATACTTTTTGAGAATTATTTAAAGTAAAATTATAAGCCAAAACGTTTGATGTGAAAAAAAAATAGAAAAATAAACTAATAAAAAAAATTAATATAAACATATGGAATTTGATTAGGTTAGTTATCATGCACTTCTCGTCGGTATGCTTTGATTGATGGTGCGTTAATGTATAAACGGAGGACATCTGTTGTCCAATCGTATAAGTTATCAGAAATACACTTCCACTTGTCAAGGTCGGTTCGTAGTCGCTTAATTTCGTCAACAGCTTCGGCTAGAATCTCACAATAACCACAAGTGCACTCGTAGCAACTAATGCAGGCAGCATCTCGCAGTCGAGCTATGATGTCATCAGTCATTGTATCTGCTAACTAATTTAACTATTTGATTATGAAGATCGGTAACTTTATCTACTGTAGGAAGATCATTATGATATCGTGAATATATCTTAAGTACCTCGCGAGAATAGGCAATATCGTCATCAGTTAAAAGATGACCATTTTCGTAAGAATCAAGCGCTAACTGGAGAGCACTTGCTAGGGCATTCATAATCAAATTAGAATCTTCTATTTGAACAAAATAGTGTTCATTATTCTTTTCTAAGACAGAAACCTTATGTGTCAACGCGTTTATGATTGCTTGTTTCATGGCTAAATAGTCCATTAATACTCCCTAATTGCAGTAGTTATACGGACACCAATTATAGACAATAACAAAGCTATGGATGTCAAAAATACAAATAAATAAAATTTATCAGCGTTTTTAGCCACAAGCATTGACCTCCATCATGAGTCTTGTTTTAACTCGTTCTTTAGCATCAATTGTCGCAGGATGTTCGTAAATAATAATAGGCCATTGTTTGCGTTCAATTAAAGCTAATATTGATTCTTCTGTACCGCAGTCTGAACATATCTCAGTTTTATTATCTATGCGAGATATAGCTCCTGGATATTCACCGGCAAAAGCATTACTTGGAATATAACCTAGACAACGCGGACATATTGGCGGATTCAACATATTGAGAATCCTCCGCAATCAAGAAGAAATTCTGCAAATAGTTTTATGTTATCTACTGTTATATGATAATGATTAAGAAAATTATCTACTAATCCAGATCCCTGGCAAATTTTACAGTCTTTATTAGGAGAATTAGATTCATTTGGATCATGAAGATCGGTAGAAATATATTGAATTTTAGTGCAAAAGCAAGGTTCTTTTTCCAAAGATTGCACATGATCATAATAATTTTTTACATATAGTTCTGCCGAACCATCTCTAATTGTTTGTAATAACTTAAAACCCAATTTACGAGATTGTACTGCACCCAAACCATCGCCACTATTACTGTGAGCATATGGAACTTTTTCTATAAGAGAATCGTCTACAAAACAGCAGTAATCCCATAAAGGGTGCCAATACCAAACATTATTACGAAAATATTCTCCCTGTTTTTTCTTAGGTTTCTTACCATAAACATCCATACCCATAATTATTTCTCCTACAGTAAATGCTCCGAGAGCAGGGCTCGAACCTGCGACCCGCTGATTAACAGTCAGCTGCTCTGCCAACTGAGCTATCTCGGAATAAATTTAAGAAAAAGTAAGTTTTTTTTTAGTAATATAAAATAATATTAAAGAAATTATCATTTCAAAAAGTTTAAGAATTTGTTGAAATTCTTTGATAGCTCTCACTAATTTTTTCAAAAACAATTTAATCTTTGATAAAAAATTTTGTGGCATGTTCGTCCTTTAATTTGTTTAATCAATTCTTTGCATAACCTTAAGAGTAACAGTATCTGGAGTGCAACGATGCGTTGGAGGCGCAATCAATGAAATAAACATTTTAAGAACATAACCACAACCAGGACATTTCCAAGTAGAACCATTCTTAGTAGATTGTTGTAACTCTTGATAATTTGCTGGTTTAGGGTGAAGTTGAGCGTGTATTTTGGACACAGATAAGTCAGACGATGTAACAGAAGACTGAGAAATAAAAGATTTAACAGATTGATTGGCAATCAGCTGATGAGATTGAAGAGAGGAGCATGCAGGGCATAATAACGGCTTTCTCCCACGAAGTCTTGTTCTTTTCCAGGTAGAAGAGCAAGACTTGCAAATAAGTTCTTCCTCCATAAAGATCCTTTAATTAACGAGGAAAAGATATTTTTTCCTTTGATATTATCATAGCTTTAGGTATATTAATCACCATACAAAAATGATCATCTATAGTAACAGTAGAAGCTATAGTATAATAATTAGGTTTTGAATTATCAGAAATAAGATATCCAATCGTATGACAAATATAATCTCCTGATTCTATTGAGGAACAATCATGCCACTCATCAGTTTCGGAAAAAGCATCTCTCCAAACAATATGATAAACAGGAGCATTTTTTATTAATGGTTTTAATTTTTCTTTTTTAACAAGAGATTTAACTTTTTTTTGTTTTGACTTATCAAGAGTAGGCGGTATTTGAGCAGAAAATTGGGATGTTTCAATTTTCTTTGACATATTGATCTCCTGGGTTAATATAGCTGTAAAAATATATTATACCATTAAACTAGCGAGTTTTTGTCAAAGAATCATAATTTATATAATGAGTTGTGCCAAAAACAAGTACTGCTATATCATGAATTTCATGAGAAGTACTGAAATTTAAAGAAATAGAACAATTATTCTTGTAATTCAATTTCCTCTTTTTGCTCCGCTTTTTGCCCAATGCTCACCGACCCTGAATTTTCAGATGCAAAAGATAGTCTTTCACAAGAATAAATGTCTCTTATAGATATATTAAAATAATTACCCATAGATGAAGAAGATATTAAAGATTGATAAACTTTCTTAGGGACTCTGTAATAAGCCCAAACAGAACCACTTTTAAAATTTACAATTAAAATCATGGATTTAGAATTCCAGGCAACTGATTTTATAAAAGAACTGTCTTTAGATTGTTGTGTATAAATAGCCATGAAAAATCCTAAGGGTAGTTGTGAAGAGTTTTAGTTATATGATCAACATACAAAATTCTTTGATATATTTCAAAAGGAGTAACATATTCACCATTAATAGTTTTAACATCTTGACGAACTTGATATGTTAAACCATTTGACCAAGAAAAACCTTCAACAACATAACCCTCTTTTTTCTTAACAGCATAGTATGAAGAATAAGATCCATCTTCCAACATCAGATAACGAAAGGTAAAAAGAGGTATAGGAGAATGAATGTATTGGTTATTTTTGTCTTTAACTTTGCCAAAAAATAAACAAAATTCAGAAGACATTTTATCAATTTCATCAAAAGTATATACATCTGGAGCACTATATTTATAATACAAATAATTGTTTAAATAATTATACTGAAGATGTGCATGAGAATCCTCTTCATCTATATCAGATTCAACGAGATGAACTGTATGTAGTGTCTTTATTAAAGGATCTATCATTATTTTACTCTGAAGAAATCATAAGTTTTACATATAAAGTTTTACGCTCAATAGCTGTAAGAAACTTTATAGCATTATTTCTCCATTGACTTTCTTCAATAATATATTCTTCAATTTGATCTTGAGAAGCATAATTATTTCGCATAATTTTAATTTCAGCTTTAGTATTAACTTTGAATTGAGTTAGCTGAAGTTCTAATTCTTTACGAAGATTGCGAAGACAAAAAAGCCATAAATCAAGATTATTGAAAAGTATAGTTTTTTCTTCAGAAGTACAAGGTTTGTTTTTGACATGACGCAAAACTATTTCTTGAAAAGATTTAAGATCATCATCGGTCAATTCAGATATCGGTGAGGTACTCCATATGTCAGTCATTGTTTGCCTTACCGCTTATGAATAAAATCATAAGCTTGTTTTATGTCAATAGAAAAATGTTCCGGTGTAGTCCCACCAGACTTTAGTATATACATTGGAGAATACGTTACAAGTATTGGCCAGTAACCTAACCAGTTAATTTTTCCTCTTAACTCTTTGATTTTTATTGGAGAACCAAAAAGAATAGAAGCGGGCGTAGCACCAAGACACAAAATCAACTTAGGATTTAACAGTTGAAGTTCTAAATGAAGATATGGAGAACAATTAATAATTTCTTGTTCATCATACTTTCTTTTGAGAGGACATCTGTTGACATATGTTAAACATAATTGATTTGAAGAAAATCCAGAATCTTTGAAGGCATTAATCATTAAAGTAACTGCTTCAGAAGAAATAGATGGAGAATCTATAACTATAGCGACATCTGGATTTTCAACATTCCATTTTGGAAGCTCAGGGGCAGAATCAATATTGCATCTTCTACAATTTTTAGTAACTGTATGAAGATCTCTAATATTTGTAGAAATTTTTCTAGACAAAATATCTACACGAATATTATGAAATAATTGAGTTATTTCAGATATTGTCAATTTATTTTCTAAACGAGAATAAATCGTAGATAAAATATCTGTTTCAGCAAGTCCGAGATACGTTTCCGAGCCCCCAAATGGATGTTGATTTGGATTTTGGGCTAATGCACTTTCGATAAGCTTTTGAAGATCTAGCTCATCGAAATCTTCCATTAGAAGCTCGAGGGAACTGACGTACTACTTTGAGGAGCTGAAGCTTTGGGTGCTGCATCTGAAGAGGTCTTGGGGGCTCTGCCAGAGTAAGTAAGATGTTCAGCAACTATAACTATTCTTGAACGAGATTGATCGTCTTGCTTCCAACGTTCTTGCACAAGACGTCCTACAATAGAAATTGTAGAACCCTTTTTTAGCTTTGCTTGATCAAGTTGGCTAGCAACAAAATTGGCATTTTTGCTAACAAATCCAGAAGCATCTTTGAGATAATAAACTACGTCAAAATAACCTGAATTGTTTTCAGTATCCTTATCAGAACCTGAATAATCAACTCCTATTCTGATCTTAAGTATTTTTCCGTTAACGAGTTCTGGGTCAGCGACCAGTCCTCCAGTAATGTTAATAAGGTTATTGGGGTCTATCATAATTGCTCCTGTTCATTGGTTTGTATAGCTTCCTCAAAGTGATGTATAATTGCTTTGAGATAATTAACTGATATTGGTACAGCTTTTTCTGGACCATGGTTCATAATATTATGATTAACCATAGACACAAATAAATTGTAAATACCAGACTTTAGATCCATAATTATATCAGTAGGGACATAATCAGACTTTTCATCTATGAGTGAATAATTAGAATTATCATTTTCTTGCATTATTTGACTCTTTTCGAGAGGGCAGTGTCAATCATTTGACCGAGCACTTTTATGTCACTATAGCCCTTATCATACAGTATAGATATAATGGGCTTAGGGTCGATGTGGTTGTATGTAATTAGTTGAAGATTAAACACATCATTTAAAGTGTATATTCTATAATTATTTAAATCTCTACGAGGAAGAGGATACTTTTTGCTTCTTTCTCTATTGGAAACAGTAAGAGTTGTAACATTAAGAATTTGAGCAACATCAGATCTCGTAAAAATTGGTTCTGAAGTATTTATTTTAGTCAATTTTTTCTACCTTTATTTATGTTTATACAAATATATAGTAGCAAAAAATAAGGAATAATTCAAGTCATAGAAGAGAAGAAAGAGTTAAAAAAACATTTGAAATGATTTTGTCAAGAGAAAGAGCATCCTGAAAAGTGACTTGAGTATTGGATGCAAATGTTTCAGCTGCTTGATTAAAATAAAGTGGAGGAGATTGTAATTTGCGAAGATAATTATAATAAGCGAACTCATTATAATGATACAGATTACCAGTTTCTTCAGACTCTTCTGGGGAAAGAGCAACCGAAAGAGGATCTATATCATGATCTCGAAAATAATCAAGAAGCATTGAAGTACCTATATTATGTATGTGATGGTGAACCTGCTCACAAGTGCAAGGATTAGGCCAGGAAATTGAAGATATTTGATCTATAGATATTTTTTCCCAATTTTGAAAAGCACGAGCTATATAAGGGAATTCAATATAATAAGAATGTGAAGAAATAGCGTAATTTGACAAACCAATATTATTAATATGAAAGGGATGAGAAGATGGAAAATAAGAATTTTGATTACCTTGAATAATACACTCAACAATATTGGTGGTCAAATCAAGGTTTGATCCAGTGTTCCAAATCCAATTATAAGCAGCGTTGATAACGCCAGAAACATTATTTTCATAACGAGTTACTTCATCCATGCTATCAAACATAGGATTACATAAAGTAGAATTGTTATAAAAATTAACTAAAGGTGGCAAATATAACCGATGAGAATCTAAAGCTGATCCTTGTAAAGAATTAGCCATGAAGTACATGGCTATACGATACGGGTAATAGGCACCATTGTAAATGGAATATGAAACGAAATATACGGTCCAGGGAATTGGAAGTCTAAATATATACTTTTTATAGGATTTTTCGTCAATGTGTTCTAGTGTTGCTGGAATTAACTGTATATTTTGATAAGTCGGTGGACGTTCAAAAATAACATATTGATTATCCACATGAATTAATCCGGGTGGGAGTATACCGGTGTCAGCTTGAATAGTAGATTTACTAGAAAGAGAATTAAAATAATTAATAATAGGATTAACTATACGTTCAGGAATTTCAGTTTGAGATCCGTTAACGGTAAGATAATTGTTTGAATTAGAAACAAATATTTCATCATCATATAGAGGATGTCTGATAAGGCAACCATAAGGGGTAAATGAAAGATAATTAAAATTTTGCATACTCATCCTTGACTAAGAGATAAAATGTCACTTCTTAAAGGAAAGATTTCATAAAAAGGAGTAGATTGACAAGGAAAATAATGACTATTATCTATATATACTTTAAGCATTTCTAGATAAAGTTGTTCAACAGAGATATCAGAAGAAGGAATTAGGTAATAAGATTGCGAATTGTCAACATTATATATAGGTATAACAAAAGATGGAGCAAATGGAAGTTCATTAATTGAATTAAAATAAACTGTATTTCTTGCATGATATGAAAGATGATTGAATGGAGTGTTTGAAGGAGGAACATTAACAGCAATAATTTGTCTGTCAAGTTTGTTATAATCAAATTCAGAAAAAAGAGAATTTTCAGCACACGCTAAGTTGACAATCTCACGAACATGGGAAGACACAAGTGTTGTTGTACGCAAATGTGTATTTAGCGTAGATATCTCTTCAAAAGATTTAGGTTTAAAATTAAGATAATTATGAAAATTATTAAAAATAGAATTTGTACCTTTAAGTTCTACGTCTTGGTAGATCAAATGTACTTCTTCTTGAACAGAAAGAATTTCTTTAAGAGAAAAAGTAGATAATAAAGACAAAAGAGAATAGTGAAATAAATCTGACGGCAAATCATAAAAGAACCTAGAAGGAATATTTTCATTATAATATTGCCAAATTTTCTGAATCTTGTTAAGTTCAGCTTGTTGCATTATTTCAGGAGAAGGATGAAATAATTTGAACAAAAGAGGCATACGATATGAAAATTCTTCTTTATCCAGATCAGAATACTCATAATATTTTATATGATTTCTAAGTCTTTCATAAAACATATAGTACCAGGGATTCACAAGATCAGAATTCCAAGAACCAGCAAAAAACTCATTGATCATGTAAGAATACATAGAATCAGGAGTAATATCAGAACTGAGAATAGGAAGAGTAGATAAACTATTAGAATAGCATATTCTTCCATCAGTATGAGTATTTGGAAGATAAGTAGGATAATAACTATCTGACATAGAAGTCAAAGATTTATAGGAAAAATACATGTGTTGAGATCCACCTGGATAATTTGGATTAAATACATAAATAGTCCAAGGTATCCATACGGTTTTGGAAGGCAACTTTGCCTTTTTAGTTGAAGCATTACCAGGTTTGTAATCTATGGTAGCCTGAAATGGCGGACGCTCAATAAACAGCGTTCCATTAGAGGAAACATACCTTGTTGCTACGGGGTAAGTTGAGGTAGGAACAGAAGATTGTAAAGATTTAGCATGAATATTCGCAAGGTTTTCAATAGATATAGAGGAAAGAATAGAAGCTTCAGAAGAAAATACATACGGAGGAGAATAATGATAGCCTGTATCGTCATTATAATTATCATTATACTTGTGAGGATCTAAAGCTTTAGAAAATATTTCATCTATATTGTTAAGAACAACAGGATCGCAAGCAGTATATTTTTCTTTAAAAAGATCTAAAGTGCTAGGATGAATAAAATTTTTTCTTGAAAGAATTAGTGCATAACGAGAATATTCCAATAAAGGATCAATGTTAGAATTAGAATAATTTATTGAATAAGTAATAAAAGAATCTGAATTCAGAAAAGATTGTTCACTAGTAAAATGTTGATTATCTAAATACATTTCAACCTACCAAGAGAGATGTAATATAACTTTCTTTTTCTACATATTTTGTTGAATCAGAAGAACTAATTTTTTGGTTTTCAGAAATAACGCAAAGAGTAGAAGAATACGGTTCAATATATTGATTATATATTGAAGTGGCTTCTTCTAAACATTTATCATAAGAATAAGTTTGAGGATAAACTAATACATTAACGTCTTCACCAATAGTTTGATTCGTTAAAACGAACATATGGTTACCCGAAGAAGTAAGAGAGTAAGTTAACACAAAATCAAGAGTGGACGAAGAATTAGGTGATGTCACAGTTTTAAATAATATTTCTTGTTGGGACGGAGAATACATAGAACAATTTGAGAAAAAAGTAAAAAATGAACAACTATAAGGATTCTGAGACACAGATGGATGAGAACACATATGATTGCCGGGAATTACATTAGCGTATTTATATTTAGAAGAAATAATAACTGGAACAGAATCGTCCAATGATTGATGAGTGTAATACTGGCAAACCGGAATATCCTTTGAAACATGAGTATAATCAAAAAGTTTAGCCAGAGGAAAAGACCAAGCTATAGAATCAGAATTTACAGGAGAAACACATGTTACAGCGGAAGGTATCATAGTAGATGTGTATCCTATTGGATGGGTGTCATTAACAAATTCAGGTGAACTTAAATATCTGGCATATAGATTTTGAAGTAAAGGACGAGTGTTTTGAAGATTAATTTGAGAAAGATTACAAAACAATTCACCAGAATTTAAGTAGTCTATAACAACAATATCAGAAGGTAATGAAGGATCATGATTAATATATAAATTGAAATGTAAGGGTTTACCTTCAGGTGACATATGTGGGTATATAACTGCCTTGTATTGATCCGAGGAAACAGGAACAATTGGGTAATTGGACATGTCAGTATTTACCTTTTCTATCAAACTTTCTTTTGTAAGTTTAGAAACTGTTTTTTTGAAATCGGCAAAAAATTCTTCTAAACTTAAATTAGAATCTTGTTTAAAAATAATATCGTTAAAATTATTAAAATTATTTACAAATGAAAAACTATCAAAAGTAAAAGAATCATCAGACATAATATTCAGTACCAAGTAGTCAGTTTAAAATTTTGAATTTGATCCAAAAGATTAGAGTTTAAATTTTGAAGTTCTAAACATTTTGCTTCTAAAGTTTTAATATAATCAATGTAATACTGATTATCAGCAGATACATTAGAAAAATTGTCAATAATCTGATTAAGCACTTTGATATTATCTAAATTAGAAGAATTGTTGATGGAATCAAATAGTTCTTCACTAAAAGGCAACATGTGAATAAGAACCATTGAAGAAGAAGCTTCACGTATAATATTGAATATCTTTAGACTATTAAAAAATCTTTTGTAAAGAACGTTAGGTAAATATGGATGAACATTCTTACGATAAGAAGTTTTAGAAGAAGTATAAAGATAGAAATTATAAGGAGACTGGGAAACTTCATTAATAATAGAAGAATGAAGAGAATATGTCTCAGCGAAAAGTTGCACATTGTCTTGATTTAGTTTTACAAAATTATTAGACGAAAGAGAAGACACAAAATAATTATATAAATGTGTTGTATTTTCAAAGCGTTGCACCACAGTCATAAATTCACCTCTATGGAATATATTTCAATTTTACCAGTTTTTATAAACTCTTGAAGAGTAGTTGAAGCTACGTGCAAAGACGTAATTGTTGGATACAAAGATTTAGCTAAAGGATATATTTGACTAAGATAAGTTAAATTCTTCAATAAAACTTCAGAATAATTATCTACGAATAAAACGCAAGAAAAATCAGGAGTTTGTATCAAATAACTTTTCTGTAGCCAAGTTGTTAACGGCTGAGGCAACTCTAGGATTTTCGTCAGCCAAGATTCCTTTTGATGCATTTTGCATTACCTCTAGCATTTGTTTGCGCGATTGCTGCAAAGTTTCATGAAAGGCTTTACGTGCTTCGTCGGTGGCAAAAGCAATCTGACCAACCAAAGCTTCGGTAAAAACTGCCTGTTCCCCATAACTAAGAACAAGTGTAGCAACTTGCTTTTCAATGCCTTCAATAGCTGTTTCTACAGTTTTAAGACGATCTTCAATCTGAACTGCTAAACCGTTTATAATATCTTGAAAAAATTTTGTAAGAAAATCTGCAGTGGTTTTGTCAAGATATTCGCTACTATCCGTCATATTTCATACCAATCTTGAGTATTTGCAACATAAGAAATTAAAGATAAATTCATAAGATAAGAGATAGAACAGATATCTTGACGAGTTACCTTAATTTGATCTACAGATAAAGGTGATTTCATATCGGGAATAAAGGCACCACTATCAGATTTGCGTGCAGCAAAGTGGCCACACTTCCAAACAAAAGCAGTAGCGTCATATGTTTCTGCAAACTGCCAATAATGGGCTTTAAATATTCTAGATATAGGCTTACCATCAATGACGGCGCCACCATAAGAAACAAAACCTTCGTCAGTAGGAATGCCCATTTTGTCGTTTTTAGGATAATTGTTTACAGCATTTTCCGTAGTAATGGATTTAAGATAAGCAGAGAAGTCAATGGAATCAACAAAAACAGCGGTACTACTAACAAGTTTGCCTTCCGGAGATGTTTTACCAATATCGATTTTCATCTTCAAAGCTTGATGCCAAGGGCGAATAGCTAAGAAGCCAGATTGAGTTTTAGATCTAAACCATTTCTTATAAAGCTCCTGATGAAATTCTTTGTTATCAGAATTCTTCATAGTTTCAATAGGAGAACCATCATCGTCTATAGAAGATAAAAAATCTTCCACATTATCATAAGCATTGTTAGTCACTGTTTCCCCTTTTTATTTCCATGTTACGGATGTTGATTGTTTTTGCGTTGAAGTTTTGGATAGTATTATTGTAGCATCGTTCATTTGTTCTGTGGATGCCCAATCCCACTGTTCCAACGCATATTTGTACATTGAGACAACCGTTTCATGATGTTTCATCCAAATAATATTTTTAATTTTAGAAGCATAAGTAAGAATATCATTTGTTTCGATAGGTCTCAAAGATTCAGAAACAACATAAAATTTAGTTTCTTTAATCAAAGAGACTATCTCAGCACCAGTCATGTACTGAGTTGCATCAGCGATAGCATCATAATCAAAAGAATGATCTGTATCAATTTTAGAAAGATGAATTTGAAAAATATGTTTGCGTTCACTAAAAGAAGGTAAACCAACAAACATAATTTTGTCAAATCGGTCAGCACGAAGCATTTCTGGTTTCAGAGAATCAAGAGAGTTCGCAGCACACAACAAAAATGTGTCTTCAGGAAGTTCTTGGAGACCAGTCAAAAACTCACCGTGAACACGATCAGTTGTGCCACCGTCGACATGAGAAGAACTTGTGCCACCTGAAAGATCGCGACCAAACTCGTCAATCCATACGCACAAAGGAGACATGGCTCTGATCTGCTTAAAGACTGCACGCATATTGGCCTCTGATTGGCCAATGAAAGAATTCATAACTTGGCTAATGCCAGTGCGTGCAAGATCAAGATTGAGTTCTTTAGCAGTAGCTTGACAAATAGCAGATTTGCCAGTACCAGGAACACCAACCATAAGAAGTCTTCTGATTGGCACTACATCAAAAGAAATTGCACGATGTTGATCTTTACGCAAAACAGCAGTACGACGAATGATATCCTTAATATTATCAAGACCGCCAATATCAGAAAAAGATATGGTAGGCTTAAGTATTTCAAGAATACCATTCTTCTTTATATTAGCCATTTTGACATCATAAATATACTTGGGATCAATTTTAGAATTATTGACAACGGACATTAGGCACAGATCAATAAACTGGGATTCGGAAAGGCCGATACCAGCGTTAACAATCTCTTTTACTGTAGTGCCAGTAATAAGACGGTCATGAGCTGATTCATTAATATGAGTAACGATTGTAGAAAGTTCTTGCGGAGTTGGATAAGAATCTTCTAGAACAGTAAACAAATGAACAAAATCTTCTGGGCATTCGAGAGCAGAAATAAAAATAAACTGCAAAGGCATTGCTGCTATATCGTCTGCCCAAAAGGCTGTGCGATAAAGAGATTTGAAATGGTAAAGAATAGAAGAATAAGGTGTAATGGAATCAGCCGGAGATGAAGGTACATTAATAATATATGTAGAACGAGTAATAGTTTTGTCTGTAGTAAGATAATGTAGAGCGACTTGAGGATCAAAAGTGATTATATGTGAATCAGTGGCCATTTCAGGGTAAGCAGGATTAGGTACAAGAATTTGTTTCCATTGTCCATCAACAAACTTAGAAAATCCATTGACAAAATCCATAGTGTAAAAATTGCGAGAAATAGTAGATGTAATAATGTCAGTAACCCTTGAAAAATCAGAAGACTGAAGCCAAAGATTGGGACATCCCAGTTTAATTTTGTCAAACATTATCTTATCACCGTAATATTAGTTGTAGGATTTTTAAATAATGAAGTAAATGAGAGGGGGAGGATACCCATAAAGAGTATCCTCCCCCTACCGAACAGTGTTAGAAACAACTGTTCGTATATGAGTAATCAGCCCTTCTCGCCAGCACGACGGTGAAATTCGACGTTCTGACCAGGTTGAATTACTGCGTTCTCGTCAAGCTTATCTTTGCCACAGTATGCGACAGCATCATTGGGGATTCCCCAAATCTTGCTGAATTGCTCACGAACTTCCTTGATTGACTTACCGGCAATATTGCTAGGCTGATTGTAAACGCCATAACGAATATTGGCCATACCGGAAGAACGGCTTGGCTGTCCTTCACTGCTACTTGAGGTTTCCATTGTAATATCTCCTATTTTATATTATACTGTAATTGTTTCATTCAGGGATGAATGCATTCTGTTGTACGGCTCAGATTTGCCTATGCCCAGATCGAAGAAAATTTCTGTTTCTTCCGGACTCTGATTGGACACTATAATTTTCTGAACCCTACCCAGAATAAAAGATGCAACCGCCATATTAGTAGCAAGAAGCTGTGTTCCGCCTTCAATTTGAGAACGCTGTTGGCAGCTGAGTTCACCAGGATTTTTATCTGGAGGATTATGATATTCTGGATGAAATTCAGCTGGATGAACAGTAATCTCTACGCCATCGCGTTTCTGATAATGATAAATAGAACCAAATAAAGCATCGTCGTTTCCGCCTGTAAAAACGTCAACGTTATTAAGTTTTGTTGCGGCATCAAAAAGTATTTTTCTTGCAGCAAAATTGTCAACTACAGCAAAAATAACATCGTTTTCTCTGATAAGATCACTAGCTTTAATTTTAGGACTTTGTTCGTCCGCAATTCCAGAAAAATTATCATCAACAACCCATTTAGCAACGGGGATAATTGTAGTTTTGGGAAATTGTGGAACTAATTCTGTAGCTTTGACAACGGCTTTATTGCCGAGCTTAGTAAAATCTTGACGCTCTTTGTTTTTTTCTTCGTAAGTATCGCCATCTACAATGATAAGAGCAGAATTGGGAAACTTCCATTCAAGAAGGCGAACAAGACCAGCGGCAAGCCAAGTGCCGATTCCTCCAGCGCCAACAAGAATGAAACGTTTGGAATCAGTGGGGTTCATATGTATCTCTTTCATATGCATATATGTCTTTATAATATGCACAACCGTCTGAAACAATAGTTTCAGAATATTGCTTTGGTTCTTTCTTGTCAGGAGAAGACATAAAAGTGGTTACAAGATCTATGTATCTAGGGCAGTGAGCTGTGTAATAATGCTCACATTTCCAGCAATCAGAATGTTGTGAATAAACATCAGAATTCCCCATAAAATTATCAAAATCAAAAGTATCCATAGTTAGAATTTGAACTTCACAAAAACATTGATCTTTAGTTTGAGAACAACAAAGAGTAAGCTGTTCATCATTAATAGGAGAATTATTTTTTGGCCATTGATAATCAAGATAATCAGTAATTAGCTCTGGAGTAAGTCTCAAAATCATGTATTCATTTTGAATATCTTTAGTGAGCATATATAAAACAGCGTCTTGAGAAATATTTCTTTCTTCACAATATTTAGATATATCATAAACTATTTGATCTATTGAAGTGTCCGGAAGACACAAGGGAACGTCACAAAAAGAACAACAATAATCACGAGTTATAGAACTGATAGGAAGATAAGAAAAGCAAGATGGACAATGAAACTTAGTTTTATCATTTGCAGGAGTTACTTCGCAAACAAGAATAGCTTTGTGTTCATAACTTATAGTCTCATCTATAATATTTAACATATGAGAGGAATAATTGATATAACCAGTAAGCTTTTTACTACTGGGTCCACCCACCGTAGTAGCCTGAATAGGAGCCTGGGGTTGGGGCAGAGGTTGCCCAGGAACTGCCGTTACTGTACCCCCCGTACTGGGGGGGTTGACTTTTTTTACTTTATCAGTCCATCCTACAACTTCAGGATCTGGGGCCCTATCAATATTGTAACCTTCAAAAACATCTTCTGGATCAAGCTTGTAAGCTTTTCCAGCCATTTGCATTTCAATATAATATTGAGTTGCACCGTTGTTTACAGATTTTTGCCAGCCAAAAGTAATGTGAATACCATCAAAATCAGCTTGATCTGCATGATCAGTCCCAGAAGCATAAGCGCTCATTCCAGGATGACTATGCGCAGAGCCAACAATGAGGACATTGTCGGGTTTAATCTGAGCGATACTGTCTGGATCGTAATTGCAGTGAACAGAAGTATTGGACTGATCGGGAACAAGTATGCCCCAGCCGTCAGATTCCTGTTTGTCTTGGTCAAATGTAAGCATCACGATAGATTCTGTACCATGTTGAGCTTCAACAAGTCTAAAGAATTGATCAAGCTTTTCAATGAGAATATAAGGAATTGGAGGCATGTTGTAAATAGCCTCCTCTTCCATATCAACAAAATCGCTTGTAAGTTCTGGGCGAACAGCCGCAACAGAACGACCAACAAAATTGTTAACAACACGATAGATTTGAGAAGACCTAACGATAACAGGAACAGGAGTTATGGCAGCTGTTTTATTGGTATTATTGTATGTAACAGTACCAGTGTAGTGAGAAGAAGTATTTGTAGGCTTAATTTCTTTTGCTTCGTTAGCAATAATATAATAAATGCTAAAACCAAAAGACTCAATACATTCACAAATGTCAGATCTATCTGCCATAAAAGTTGGAAGACCATCAGGAGTAATCCAAAGAGGATTAAGATCTTCCAATGTAAGATATTCTTCTTCGTTTTGCTCAAGAGGAAGAGCTAGTTGTTCAGACATTATTTCTCCTAAATATTAATATTTTAATTATTTGTATATTTATGTTTGTCATATCAAAAAGGCGTTGTATTTTCTTCTGGCGTTTCATCTAAAGCTATTAAAGAATTTTCATAGTTATGTTGTTGAGCTTGAAATTGTTCATAACAAGAAAGACAAGTTTCAGGTAAATCTGCTTCTTTGGGAGCCATATGGAATTCATCAAATTTTTGGTGAGTTATATAGATACCAGTATCACAATCGCTACAATATTTGTAGGTTTCAGGAGATGCCTTGGGAAGATAGATCCAAGCATCCGAAATAGCTAACCACAACATATTTTCAGATTCGGCATGATGATAATCGTTAGTATTTAAAGCATAAACGTATTTATCTTCAAAGCAATGAGCGCAAATAAAGGCAGAATGATATGTGGTATTTGGAGTACAATCATGAACTGAAAAGGTTTCTTGACAGTTGTCACAGTACCATACATCTTCTTCTGATACATCTTCTTCTGGTACAAATACTGGTTGGGCATTGCTTTGATCTACTTTAATAGTTTGAGATTTTTCAATGACATTAATAACAGGAGATTGAGTGGTAGAAGAATTGTAAGCTTGTTTAAACCAAGCAAAAACTTTAGAAGAAGGAAGAGAATAGTCAGAGCGAAGTATTTGATTAACAGGTTTGGGTATGACAGTATCGGAATAATAAACAGAATAATTACCAGTAATAGCATCAGCCAAAGTTAATGGCTGACCACTATAATCGTGTTTGCCTTGATCGTCGCGATTTTTAACTAAAACAGGGATCCATAGGTCGGGATCAAGAGTCCATTCATATCCATACTTATGAGAATATTCTTGCCATTCAAAAGGATCATGAAGAAAACTTGGTTTTTCGTTTTCGGAATAGAAACGAGGACCATCAGTTTCATTCATATTAATATCGTTGTAAGCTTCAGTACCAGAACAACGATCAAGAACTTTGGCAAGCTTTTCTCCAAAAGGATAATTTGTTATATCTTCAGTATGGTACAAACAAATCCAGCCTACTGCATTGCCACGATACCCTTTGCAATTAATATTTGGAAGATTAACGTGATAGAGTGGTATATCAGGATAAGTGACAGGAATTGGTGTATAGAATGTTCTTGCACCGTAAATGTTTCCATCTACAAGGTCGGCAATAACAATGCGATAAGGTTGAGCAACATAATACTTAACAGCATCCTTGTCACCCTCATGCGAACCCCAGTTAATATAATACATACCTGGTTTATGTTGATAAACAATTTGGGTATGATTGCCAGCGGAACGAAGAGCTAATAAACCTGAACCATCAACAGGCATCAATCCAGTATCAATGTAGGCATAATTAGAGAAAGATGTATAAAAAGAAACCATGTCCTTATCAGTAACATGGTCTAGACCAAAAGAATTAACAGAAGAACGAAAAGTAAGATGCCCTTCTTCTGTTGAAACAAAAGAATATTGTACATTGCTCATTGTTTAATCCTTAAATAAATTTAATTGTCTAATTCTTTAAAAATCTTGTCAATGCCCACATCAACGTCTTTGGAAAAATCACCAAAAGCCCAAGCAAACCAATGAGGATCATCATTAATAACTTTAACAAGACTCATTTTGCCTTCAAGAGTTTCATGGACATCAACAAGATCCGCCAAACGAGATAAAGCTTTGGCTAGTTTTTTAAGATCATTCTTAGTGCCGCCAAGCATAAGAATATTTTTGAGAACAGGAATGCCAGAAACATAAAACTTTTCAGATTCTACGATAGCTTGAATTCTTTCTGAAATGGCATCATAAGATTTTTGTATTTCAACACTAGCTTTATTAGCCATTGAGAAAGAAAAGTTGAAATTGTCCATAGCGATTTTAGAAGATGGCGGAAGATTATTGGGATATGTCACGTTTAACTCCTTTAGTGAGTTTACGAAGAACAATAAAATCTTTGATTTCTAGTATAGACCACCATACAGTGGCAGATCCTATCGCTAACTTTGTAAGTACCCTAGCCAAATACTGTTCGTCTATTGCAGCTCCCGGAGTGAGACTCTGTATGTCAAAATAAGAATTTTCCAAAAAGTTAGATATTTTAGTGCGTATTTTGTCTCTTTCTTCTTGATGTTTTATTTGAATTTTGGATATTTTCATTGAATTCCCCAAAGTGTTGTGGTGTTACTGTGGTAAAGAAACTAGCCAATATAATATCAATTTGTTTTTCTGGGGTTTTGTTTTTCAGTCTATTATTAATGACCTTAGCACTTACACCAGCTAAAATAAAGGGAAGTATTAAGAGATGCATAATGCAATATTCCTTTTTGCGGTTCGGTATTTTGCGCCATCAGTTCCCATAAAATTGAAAAAGAGTTCACCGATAGCTAATACAGCGAGACCTATTGTAGTAGTGAAGTTAAAAATAATATTTAAAAGAAATAAAACAAAAGCAGTTAAAAATCCTACAAGAGGACCCGAAAGGGCTACTTTTATTTGTGACTCATTGGATAAACCTGGAACCCTAGTAAAGGCTATAGCAAATAATGGCAGTGGTATAAAAAGAGGAAAAGATGGGTTGGAACCAAGCTTTTTGGCCATAAAATAATGAGCTATTTCATGAGTAAATAAAACAAGCATGGCGAAAAATACAAATGAACTGTGAATTATAGAATAATTAACTGCTGCCACTGCGGAAGCAGTAAATATAGTCCATGTAATTTTAGGAACTTTACGAAAAATAAGCTTTATTTTTTTCATCAATTAGCCTTATAATTGAATGGTATATTATAAATATTAGAAAGACCTTGCAAAATACCATCATTTGCCATTTCAGCATAAAGAGAACCATATGATTGAGATGCATAATCGTCAACAACAGAAGTATTAAGCTGAGCAAAAAACTTATCTGGTTCGTTTATATAAGTGTCATCAAGCAATTCTTGTTTAATGGGAAGATTAAGTTTTTCACCCAAATATTTGTATATAAGTCTATCAAGATTTAAACAAAAACGAGAAATATTGACAGAAGAAGAATAAAATATTTGCACATGTTCAACGGAATATTCTACATTCATAAATTCAAAGAGTTCCTTAATAACGCTTTGATCTAAATTTGACTGAGAAAAAATTTTATTCATCATAGATAAATAACGAAGTCTTTGAAGAATAAGAGCTTCTTTATGATTGAACATTAGAATTTTAGTAAAGTCTCCATTAGTCAAAGTATTTAGAACAATACTTACTGATTTAGTGTAAGCAGGAGTTTGAACTTTTTCATGATATAATGCAGTAGCATCATGGAAACTAGTAGCAAGTTTTACCTTTCGCTCATCAATTGCAGAAATTTCAGTTGAAGATATTTCATTTATGAATTCTTTAGCAGAAGAAATGAAATCTTCTAAAGTTTTGTTTTTGTTCGAGGATGATGAAAAGTGTTGTTCTGATTGAGGTGAATCAGAAACACTTTCTTCTGTATCGGTATCTGTCTCTGGGTCATAATCAAAGAGATCATCGTCATTGCGAAAGTAAGTCATCTTTCTGTACAGCCTTTCTGCGATATTTACGTTTAATTTTAAAAAGTGTAAGATTTTGGATTTTGGCCATTTGAACGAACTCTTTAGCTTTTTCCATAGTCAGATTAGCAAGATCATTATTGAGATAGTTTCTAATGAAATATATACGTTGACGATATAGTGTCCCACCCCAAACGCCATCGTAATTATATTTCATAGATTCATGTAGGCATTCAACTTGAACGGGACAAGAATTACACATTGATATAGCTTTTGAAGCTGAATAGACAGATTTTTTATCACTATTGATAGAAAAGAAATCTTCCATAGAAAGAACGCTATTTTTACATAAAGCATTTTCTCTCCATTTAGAAGTTAAATCGGTAAAAGAATCGTAAATGTCAGCAATATTTTTAGGCAAACTTCTACGGGAAACAGGATTAGAATTCATTAAATTCCTATCTAAAAACTATTGAAGATTTAATTTTTTCTATAGAAGATAAAAGTTCGGAAGACAAAGATGATAAAAGAGATAAATCATCTAAAAAACAAGACATTTCATGAAATGAAAGCTTGCTATTTTCATCAACAGCTTTTATTCTTTTTTGTATGGTCTGTATCTTTGCGTATATGTCATGAGATTGCATCAAAATAGAAAGAACAGTATTAATAGATTTTTCAAATGAAGAATATTCTTCATCAAAATATTGTAAAGGATTCATTGTACCCCCGGGTGGAATTGAACCACCTTAACGACTTTATAAGAGTCGGGTCTTAACCAGTAGACGACGAGGGCTAGCAAATAATTTATATGCTAGCCTCGGATATTCGATCATCTTTAAAGTAGATATATCGAACATTGGAAACAGAAACTCCAGAACGAAAATTTTCAGCTTTATTCCAATAATAATAAAAAGGTGGTTGCTGGTCAATCCATTCTGTATTGTCATTAAAATATAAAAGTTCGTCAAATTTAATAACAGAATTATCTTTCATAACTAAATAACCAGGCTTACGATGAGAAAGGATTGCAGCGTGATTTGGATTGTCCGTAACAATAATCATTCTTTAATACTTTCCCTAGCTGCAGCCAAAAATGAACCGTATAAATATTTATTGTCTAACAATACACACTTAATATAATAATTTTTTTCTTGTCTGAGAACAGAACAAATAGTACGAAAATGCATATCAGCGTTAGGATTAGTTTTGATATAGTTAGCTAACCAAGAAATGGTTCGTTTATAGCGGGTTGATTCGATTAAGGATTCCATTTGTATCCTTGATCAGAACAAACAAATATTGATGAAGCTTCAGCAGTAACAAGCCATAGATCAATTTCTTCTTGATCTGTTGCCATTTCATTTATCCAATTAAGAAGATTAGTTTTTGACATTCCACGACGCATAAAATCGCACCATATTTCTGCATAGCTCATAAGATTAAAGTCAAGAACACTGATAGGAACATCGGCGTTTTGCCAAACATAATCTAAATAAGCTTCATTGCGATGAGTCCACGGAGAAGTTATAATTGGTTGTGTTATTAGGACAGTTTGATCAGATGCACGATCCAGATCAGTAGTGAGAGGTGGCATTGTTTCATCTGTAGATTTGTTAGCACCGCAAGAAGCAGTAAAAATACAAGAAACTAAAAGAAGAGTAAAAAAAATAATTTTCTTCATTTTATTAACCTTTCAAAATAAGGTGACAGTAGTCGTGAGGAGATATGGGTCCACCAACATTATACACGATTTCACGTCCCCCCAGTTATGGGAACTGAGGCAAATTGGCTACTGTCATGGAGCCGAATCTCAGGATTGAACTGAGGACCTACCGCTTACAAGGCGGTTGCTCTACCACTGAGCTAATTCGGCTAGGAGACTATTTGTCACCTTGTTTTTTTTGATCAGTATTTTCAGGAAAAACCTTAGTTGAAGGAGGATCAGGTTTTTTATGACCTTTAAATACTTTTCTAAATTTAGCAAGTGACATTTTATCTCCTAGTTTTTGACTATTACAACAAACACTACAGGTTTTTATAGACACTACTTCACCCACGGTGCCTTTCGTGTCTATAAAAAATTTTACGTATTGTGTAATAGCCAGGAAATATAATACAATACCCTAGTTTGACCTATTGAATAATAGATTCACTTTGAGTTATCTAATGAACTATTAATTTCATTTGTTGGTACTATTGTATGCAACAGTACCAGTCAACTCATGATTGATTATGTTTCCAAAATTATAAATCCTGTTACAATTTAAGCAACGCGTTATGAAATTGATTGCGCATGATAATAGATTTCGTATCTCGGTATGAAATTAATCTATATCAAGTTTATGTTTAATTGCGACAGCATTCAGTGGGGCGGGCAGGAATTGAACCCGCGACCCAGGGATTATGAGTCCCCTGCTCTAACCAACTGAGCTACCGCCCCAATATACGATTTCCATGTCTCTGTATGTAATTAAAGTTTCCCTGCTAATGGTTTATACATTCTAATGTGAAGTTCTTCAACAGGAAGAACATCGTCCATATCATTATCATCAAACTCTACTCCAACATAAAGTTGGTCACGAAGAACTCTATCAATAAGCTTGACAGCTAAATCATCATCTTGGAATTCACCAGGAATATGCATAACAAGATCTAAATTAACTTTAACTTTCATAAGAATAACTCCTATTCTTCATACCATTCTGCTGCTAATTCAACAGCTGGATCATAAGTGTCCCAAGTACAATCATCACCGGTTTGTACACCATAAGGGACAAGACCTTCTTGACATAAATAATCAAAAGCTTTTTTAATTAGCATTTTTTGTTTATTTTCTGGTAAATCAATAAATTGTTTAGGTTTCATAGTGCCTCCTGCAGGATTTGAACCTGCGACCAATGGATTAAAAGTCCACTGCTCTACCAACTGAGCTAAAGAGGCAGGCGGATGACAGGTTTCCGAAGGAGTAGAAACCTGCCATCCTGTGGGCCTGGTGGGTTTCGAACCCACACTGGAAGGATTTTAAGTCCTCTGCCTCTGCCGTTGGGCTACAGGCCCAAGACCCTTGAAACCCTTATTTTATTCTTCGTGTGTAGGAAATGAACTAGGGTCTGTAAGAAGATTATGGATACCAGTATACCAAGTAATAATGCTATCCAACTTTTCTGAATCAATATTATTATTGTTAGGCATGGACAGAACACTGTCAGAAACAATGTTCTTTGTAAATTTTAAAAGCTCAATAGTATTTTCGATATTATTAATATCTTCGATTTCTGAGCCAATGATTACTGCAAGTGACATATTATTTCCCTTTACATTATATATATTATATTATTTGCTACAACCCCCTCCCTTGTTTTTGATTGTACTAATCAATCTTTTTAGTTTGGCGTATTTGAATAAGAAGATTTTTAGTTAAACAATTTAAACAAAGATTTTTCTTAAATCTGTTAGAAAAATAAACTTCTTTACCTTTTACAGAACAATCAACACATTGCTTAGTTTTGTTAGATGTGCGTGGAATATTTTGCGGAATTTTCATATATTCTTGTGACCTGTTCAACTATATGATACGGGACAGAATGAAAATAATTATCATGAAACTGTGTTTTATAATTAAAAGAACCAAAAATAAGTATATCACCGTATACAGCATCGTTGACAGTCGCTCCAAAATATGTAGAAAAAGAATATCTTAACAATTGAGTGGCAACATAATTGGAATAACGAAAAGAATATTGCAAAAGAGGATCAAAACAGATTAAAAAATCCGGATGTGGATGTAAGATTTGTACTTTATTAGAAGAGAATACATACGATATAGCGTTGTCGTATGTATCATACATGATAGAAGGAGTTTGATTAATCAACGGAGATATATGTAAAGATTTCACCTTACCAGAATTATCATAAAATTCTGGTGAAATCATAATATGAGGTTGATTAAGAATCATAAGAAAGATTCTTCCAAGTAATCATATCGGTATAAAAGGAAGAACCTACGCCATCATTGGTTGTAAAAACAACTCGCGATATTCCTGCTTTAGCAATTTGTTGCATGCACCAAGAACATGGTCTTGCTAAAGCAGGAATATTCTCTGAACGTAAACGAGCAACATACAAAGTCGCTCCTCGTACGTTACGTGTGTTTTTGAGAACGCGAATTTCCGCATGAGTGCTCACTCTGTTAGGGGGTGTACTTGGTGATATTTTAGGAACATTAACATCAGCGCCCAATACTCTACCGGATTTGACAATCATAGCAGCAATGCGGAAACGATATTGGGACGTTGTAGCAATCTTAGTAGTAGCAGATAAAAAAGAAATATCATTGTTACTGAGAGTATCATCAATAAAATGATAATCAGTATAAGGGTTTTTTACTTGACGAGAATAATAATTTACAGATTTTGACATGGGTTCTATTATATCAGATTACCACTTAGATCGTGAATATTTGATTTTATTATTCAGCCACGCAGGGCGAGGATTGGATTCATAATATTTACTAATAATTTGAGAAGCTGTGCCTTTAGTCATATCTGAGGTAATAGGTACACCAATGCGCTTAAGAAGTTTTCTTTGCGCATCAGTTGGGCCATCAGATCTCCAGGCTGCATCAGAATTAATGAGTTTAGTATCAAATCTTTTCATAATCCATTTGTCACTACGAACAAAAGCGTCTCGCATATCTTCTGGGTGACCGAGAAGAGTTACTTTCAATTCATGAGAATTACGAAGTCTATGCTCAACAGTCCACCTACCTAATGTATCAATATAAATTCTGAGAGAATTATAATTATCTACACCAAGATGATAATCATTTTCTGCTACTTCAGCCCAAACAAATTTAGAATATTGTTGAACAAACTCATTGGGAGGAGGTGGCATAAAAAGATCAATGCGTTTATACGCAAGTTCTATATCATTAGGATATAAAACACGTACAGCTTCACCAGGGCAATAATCTTCAAGCTCTTTATATTTAGTTGCAACATCTGTAAGAGATTGACCTTGTAGATCAAAATCTGGTGGAAGACCGAGGAGGGAAGGTAAACCAATTGGTTTTTTGCCCCTCGTGGTATCAGCGAAATCTAAAATTGCACAATGTGGTTTTCCTTCATAAATTCTAGTACCTCTGCCTACAATTTGAGTATACAACAATGTAGAGCGGGTAGGTCTAGCAAGTAAAATTGCTTCTACGGAAGGTTCGTCGAATCCTTCCGTAAGTACGCCGACATTGATGAGAACACGTGTTTGACCGCTAGCAAAACGCGCCAAAATATCTCTACGAGCATCTGAGTCAGTATCACCTAAGATTACCTCTGTAGCTATTTTCGCTTGCCCAAAGGATAAGGCCAGGTTGTTTGCGTGCTGAATGCCGGCAGCGAAAACAATGGCTTTCGCATTAGGAACCAAATCATTATAAGCAGCAACAATGGTAGCATTACGATTAGGATTATCAATAACATCTTGAAGTTGGGATTGAACGTAGTCTCCGTCATTTGTTTCTACTCCTGAAATATCTGTTTGGGTTTGGACTCTATATCCTATCAAAGGAGATAGGTATCCGTCTTCAATTAAATCTTGAATAGTTTTATAATAAACTATTTCATGAAAAATATCGGTAAGCCTAACATTGTCACTACGCTGAGGCGTAGCAGTTACACCAAGAATAAATTCTGGAGAAAAATAATCTATAATACGTCTATACGATGGAGCTGCAGCGTGATGAGCTTCATCAATAATTATAGATTTAAAATAATCTCTAGAATATTTTTCTATGCGCGTAGACTGAGATCTACCAAGAGTAGGGACACTAGCTATAACGACATCGGAGTATCCCGCATGATTATCACCTTGTTCAATTTCAATAGAAATATCAGGATTGGACCAGGCTATTTTATCTTTAGCTTGGTGAAGAAGCTCTTCTCTATGGGCCAAAACAAGCATAGGGAGGCTTTTTTGTTTGAACTGCGGAAGATGGGAAAAGATAACAGTTTTACCTGAACCGGTAGGAAGAACAACAAGCTGACGAACTATTCCTTTATCAGCAAAAGAAACAATAGAATCCAATGCTTCTTGCTGATATGGTCTAAGTTGCAACATATTGTTTTTCCTACAGTTCAACTAAATTCTAATTCCGTTAAATAATATTCGGATTCCATTAGATCTTTAATCCGATTTTCAAATTCCTGATCTATAATAACATATGATTTTATTATATGAGGAATTTGATATTTTGTTGCACTGCACTTTTTGGCAGCAATATATTTAATATTTTTATTTTCCATAGCACTTACTGCATCGTTAGTAATTGTCTTTTTTGATTCATTCCCTAAGGATGTTACTAATTCTTTTTATATATTATTTGTTTATATTATTGATAAACTGCATCGTAATATGCAATTTTCAAAGAATCAAAAACTGCTATACCTGCCCCAGAATAACTAAGATAAGATAAACATTCGTGGGCCGTATAGGTGGGAGCGTTTAGATGGGTAAACGTAAAAAAAAGATTAATCATATCTTTGGTCAAACCATCAAAATTTGTGGATAAAAGATTTTCAGTTTGAAATTGATCAGTATGCCAAAGAATAGTATTATCTTGATTCTTAGTATAAGGAAGCTGTATAATATAACCTTGATATTCAGAAATTAGAAAAATTTGCAGACAATCAAAAGACTGATTATCAGTATTTTGAATAGTAGAATCAAGAGAAACGACAGCACAACTAGAACGTAAACATGGATAAAGATGTAACGTTTCAGCAATACGAATTAGTGTTTCACTAAAAGTAGGTTGAGATAGTATCGTAACAGCTACTTGACGAGTTTTACCGTCTTGAAAAAAGGTTATTGTTGGATGATATTTTGCTCCACGTGATGAAGTTTCCATCAATACATTTTGAATAATATTAATTTCTTCATCAATGATAAAACATTCTTCTTTAATTTTAGTTAGATCATAAGCCATATTAATTATTTCGCAAATGTATTAATGGCACTAAAAATAGCATAAGTACCGTAAGAATAAAGAAATAGAGCAGCAAGAAATGAATAAATGTTTGCGGCTGCAATCATAATAGCCCCAAACAAAACGGTTTCAAGTGCCCAGTAAGTAAGCAGTGCTGTTGCTTTAGTTTCTGATTTTTGAAAAAAAGAAATAAATTTACGAGAAACTTTGCCAAACTTATAAATAAGAGTTTTTTTCTCTGGAATAATCACATCACAAAAGTCATTTTGTAAAGTGGTAAAATAATTATGAGTAGAAAGATCATAGGAAGAAGAATTTAAAAAGGATATCCAATCTCGATTAAGAGAAATATTCATAAATTTTCCTTTCGTTTTTGAATAATTATTTCGTTTTGAGAAAGCAATTCAAATGAATTTGTTTTAAAACTTTGATTGAACTAAAGAGAATTTCAACAATTTTGAGCGGGCCGTTTGTCTATTGCAAAAATAAGTGGAGCTAGATGGAGTCGAACCATCTACTAAAGCACAGCGTCTGCGGATTGCTTCTATTACTCAGCGTGTTTGCTAGACTTTTGGCTAGGACATCCCGTACTCCGTAGGTAAAGTCCGTTTTTGACGAGAACGGACAAACTCGTCTGTGTGGTTAGTAACTAACAACCAGATTGAGTAGGTAAAGTTCGTGTATGCAAATTTAAATTAAACAACAGGATTTAAGTAGGTTTTGTAATTGGAAGTAATAATATATGTTTTATCAAGCCTAGCATTACGTAAGCGAGAATTATAGTTGTCAACAATTACGCTAGCAATAGCAAGCTGCATTTGCAAAAGTGTAATTTTTCCACCGGCAGAAGCTGTAAGATTGCCAATGACAACTTTAGGATGACCCATTTTTGAAATAACATGAATCAAACGTTCAATATCAACAGTAGGATACTTAATTAGTATAACAGCTACAGCAACGAGATATTGAACACAAAATGAGTCACAAGAAGAACCGTTAGCCGACTTCAACACTTTAAACAAATTGATAAATGAACGCTTGTTCATTTTAGCGTAAAGAGTGTAAACAGTTTTGACTGCACGAACATGATTATCTAATGGAACGTCAACAAGAACAAGACCAAGAGAAGTAATAATATTATCAATCTCTATTGCTAAAGGATCTTGTGCTGTAACAGAAGCTTTATGAAGTTCATGACGACGAGGCTTTACACGAGCTTCGTTCATAATGACAAACAACTCAGCTTCTTCTTTGGGAGTCAAGCCAAAGAAAACCTGGGCATTGATGGGATAATCATCAAGACCGAGCTTACGCAAAGCAAGGAGTCGATGAGCACCGTCGATGATGTGAAGAGTACTATCGTCACGCATAGACAAATAAACAGTGCCAATAGCGTTAGGAGTAAAATTTCTTACAATTTGATTAACCCTAGCAAGATTGGTTTGTCTTTGGTAAGAATGATCAATATGGATGTCACGAGGGTAAACCTTTGAATCAAGCTTGCTAGCATTAGTAGGAAGATAAGCTGTGATATCAACATTAGCGTATTGATCAAGCTCGGTATCAAAATTTTCGTCGGAGTCAATTTCAACAGACTTAGTTTTTGCGGTACGCTTAGTAGTAGTATTAACGGAAATTTCCTTGACCTTTCTGGTTTTTCTAGTGACCGAAGGTGTAGGAGTAATTTTTTGAATATTTAGTTTAATTGGCTTATTCATAACGAATGTTCCTTTTTGAATATTACGAAATTATTTGACAATATCTGAACGGTATTGTTGAGAAAAACTGCTATATTCAGAAATAATTAAATTAAAATTAGTTACATAACGTTTGAAAATAATGTAATATTTATCAACCGACACAACATTATAGGTTTTCGGAAGAGTATTAGAAAAAGAAAAACCGTATATAAGAATAGGATCGTTTTCATCGTAAAGATCTATAACTCCTACATGAGTGGCAGGAGAAATCAAACGATGACCGTAAATAGTTCCATTTGGAATAGAAAGAAATTTACCACCATAACGATTAGTTATCTCAACTAAAGGCTGTAAACTGTATACATCAATAAGATCATTTGTATTATTGACGTATTGCACTACGTGACAATTTAGAAAAGCTTGAGATAATTTTGACAAAGTGGCTCCTTTCTAAAAATATCTAATATTAATATCCTGCATTTTTAAAATTAAGCTGTTCTTCAGAAAGTGTTCCAGCAATTCGTTGAGATAAGAATTCCTCGTATTTTGAACGAGCATTATCGGAGATCATCCAGACATTAATGCCCCAACGCTCAGGGTGTGCATTTTCAACCCAATGAGCATTTTTGGTATTGAACATAAAGACTTCTCCACCTGTTAAATCCCACCGTCCAGGAGGAATGGTTTCGTGATCAACAGGTGACCAAAAATAATTAGGGTAATTGCGTTCATAATACCAAGTAACAGATCCAAGATTAATAGACATGCCCTTCCAAGACAATGTACTGGCGTCACGATGCCGACGAATAACTCCGCCTTTAGTAACTAAAATAGTTTCGGGAGTAAATCCTTCCGGAGCAAGTTTCTTAATATAATTGAATAAACGATCATCCTGAAAACCAACATGGAACTTGGCAGAAGGCTGAATAGGAGTTGCTGTTTCAATCCATATTTGGCGACGACCTTTGGCAGAACCACGAGGATTAATGATCATATGCGGTAAAACTGTTTCATTAAGATGATCAACAATAAGTTTTTGAGTAGAAGGAGAAATTTTTTTAAGATATTGTTCCATAATTTAGTCCCTAAAATTTATAATTTATTTTTTTAATTCATTGACAAAACAGTGTTACTAATTGTTGTCGATGATTCATTCTGCGCCTATGTTACAAATTTGTGCGTATGATTCATTCTGGGGATGTGTTACAAATCCTGGATCTTGATTCATTCGTTCTTAGTGTTACTAATCACAACTTCTGATTCATTCCTATGCGGTGAAACTAATTGTTCTCCATGATTCATTCAAACATCATGTTACTAATCATGTTTGTTGATTCATTCGTTGAAGGTGTTACTAATCGGAGACCTTGATTCATTCTCAGCGAATGTTACTAATCGAGGATGGTGATTCATTTGCCGGCTCTGTTACTAATTAATTGTCTTGATTCATTCACGGTCCGTGTTACTAATCTGTACGAATGATTCATTCGCGAACTCTGTTACAATTCGAAGCGAGTGATTTAAAGTTTATTATAAAAATTTGTATACCGGAGTATACCCAGATTTCTGGATATACTCCGGCAACAAACATTACTTATTTGCGAATTACGCAAACGGATTGTTGGGAATAGCAATCTCGTGAACGTGTCCACCATGTTGAATGATGTATGGCCGAGGAGCAGGAGTGCCATAATGTGCCTGATATGCCACTGCATGGTAGTGGCTCAGGAAGATCTTGGCTGCCAAACGTCGTGCTTGTGCATCAATCTGACCAGGAGGAAGCATTCCCCCCTGCAGACAAGTTTTAGCAGGACTGGGTTTCCAATTCTTGGTAGCGAGAAGATGCTTGGCAAATTCTGCATAATCGCCATTCTCATTCTTTTCAATACGGCGAGCCTTATCCTGTTTGTACAGGTGGCCATAGAAGCACTGATCTTTATTGGAGAACTTCATGAAGCTCTGACCAATTTTCCATGTAAGCGTTTTCAACTGTGCGTTGTAGGGACGCTTTTGATTCTTTTCCCACTTGATGGTAGGATCGAGACCAGCAAAACGCCAGATAGCTCCAGCAGTGGGTGCTTTGGCGATATCAATATGGGCGACAAGACCAGCAGTGATAACTGGTCCAATGGCATACTGACTCTTGGCCCACCGACCGACAGCAAACTGATCACCGAAGTGATCAAGAGGTGCAACGAGTGACTTCTCAAGCATCTCAATAATTTGAGAATAATAACTGAGAAGATCGTGCGGACTGCCGGCTTTAACTAAGTCACGGACCTGATTATTGTAAGCAACACGAGCTTTTTGAAGGTCGTAATACAGCGAGACAAGTTCTCGCGCACTACGTCGATCAAGATCGACTTCCATATTGCGAACGTCTTTGTTCAGCATACGCTGATTGAACTGGAAGAAGTCAAATGCTTGACGAACAAGATCATTAGGAAGAGTATCATCTTCAGAAGTCATATTGGTCTCAAGATCAAAAAGATCTTCAGGAGCATTGTCTTCATTGTTATTGAATTCTGTAGACATCTTTAAACCTCTAGGTTAAGGCCCCACTGGGCATGTATAATATGATATGTAGAAAATGAGAGGTTAATATAGCTTATTTATGGAATATGTTGTTTTTTTGTATAAAAGAAAAAGGTGTGGGGGGCCAGATAGGGCTGACCCCCCACACCTTTGCATAAACACGCTGTTAATACAGCGATTTTTCAAGCTTACTAGAAACAGGTTTGGGGCTTACAAAGAGAATAGGTGATTGTTCCGCATGAGCTTGTTGAAAGTCAAGCGGATTAGTGTATTCTACTTCGGTGCCATCAAGATTTTTCCAAAGCCAGCTTTTGTTAATGTCCCTAACGATAATCATACGATCTTTGACAAATTCGCGTTTAACAGAATAAGCTAATCCATAATATTGAAGAGCTTCCTCAAGATACGGAAAAACCAATCGGTTCATTACAATTTGGTCAGTGATCTTACCTTTAGAGGTTGGATTCTTAATTGATTCCGAATAAAGAGCAATAACGAAATCATACGAATCGAGAATTCGTTCATATGAATTGATTTTGTTAACAATACCGGAATACAAATGCTCCCAAGAAGAACTCTGGATAGATCCAGAGCTCTTGGTTACCTCTGTAGAATTGGTATTGTACAATTTCATTCGGAACTGACGCAATACTGGATAAGCATGATGGCGAAGACGATTGCCAAGATGATGAATGATCTCATCGGGACGTGCATTCTTTTGAGACCAATCACGAATACTGTTTACGTAACGTTTGAAATATTTGTCACATAGAGTATTTAACTGAGAAATTTTACCAACATAAAGTTCTACAGTTTCGCCTTTCTTTAGAAATCGCTTCATTCCACGCTTTTCCCAAAAATTGATGTCAATAGGCTTGCCAGACGTAACGACTTCACGCATCATCTTTTCGGCTTCTTCGTCAATAGCAAGGACGTCTGCGGCGTTGTCGGGATTAATGCATTTGTCGATTGCTGTCTCCAAAGTGCACAATTGGATAGGTCGATGTTTACCAATAACCATGGAATGGGCCATTGAAGCATTGACGAATCCACCGACATTACCGCCAGCCATAGCAATTTTGATATCACGAATGACATCTTGTTGAGTGTATGGACCAGTTCGCTTGACTTTAGGCAACGATTTTGAAGGCAATCCAGTATACTGAATTTTATTCGAAAAAATCGAAGTAGACAAGCGAGTAGGCCATGCACGACCGTTAATTTCAGGAAACATAATGGGAGTACCATCTGCTTTGTGCCATGTCGGAGCCCAGGAGCCTTCAACATAGCGGAAGATGGTATACTCGCCATAGCCGTTCGGTGAACGAGTAGCTATGATGACTTTTTCTCCGTCAAAGTCTCCGCCTTGCATGGTTCGATAGAAGAGTTTGAAGAAATCATCCTCATCCATACCACCATGGCTCTCATACATTTCGAGCCAATCAAGATCATCCACAACATGACAACCAAGTTCGTTGCATCGGACAATAGTGCCCTCTTCAACATTAAGGTCATATCCAGCCATGCGAGCAAGGCTTTCTGGAATGATCTGTTCGTAAACCGAGCAAGGAATAACAATCTTTTGTTGCAAAGGCTTGGCATGACTGATGGCAATAGTTTCAAACAACCAAGGAGATTGAGTAATCTTGAATCCAGCAGCAGTCCAACGATAGCCTACATAGGCCATACGTGCACGAGCCTCATGCTCTTCGGCTATATCAACGTTAGACTCTCGATTTTTGGAATCTTGCCATTTGCGTTGGTAAATGTACTTCCAGTTAGTCAGCTGTTCACCTTGAATGGCTTGCTGAAATAACTTTTTGTATTCTTCCGAAATCCACATTTCCATATCACTTTTGCGAAACAGTTTGGGAAGGTTGATGAGAGTTTGATCATCAGTAATCACTCGAGACTTTGGTCCTTGAGGTTCTGCAAGGAACCGATAACCATTGTCGTAAGTGATTTCCTTCTTAACGTTTTCGCGTGCAGTGATGACATCAACTTCTTCGGGCAAATCGGCAATGAAAGCATTACCCTTAAGAAGTCCGTCAGAGAAAATGAGGCGAGCATTGACAGCTGTCGAGCTGAGTAAATCATCTACCATTTGTTGGTAAACACGAGGATCGTAATAATAATCATGATCTTCCATGTTATCCAAGGATAGATGAAACGGAATGTTCTTAACAGATTCCTGAATCAATCGACGGCTAATAACAAAACCACCATCTAGCAATCGCGCAAGAATTTCAGGCTTACGAAGCCAAGATGCTACCGCCACATCGTCGTTAGAAGTTCGGAAATCATAACGAGAATATTCGGTAGACTCAACATAACGAATGTTGAGATTATCAAAATGCGCATTGAGCAAAGTGGGACGATGGAATGACTTCAATCGCTTATTGGTTTTGTCGCCAGAATGAACGTTGAAACCAAGTTCATTGATAGCGCTCATCCAGCCGGTATAATGGTCCAAAATGACAAAGACAATTTTGCTTTTGTCAACAAGTGCATATTGAACCTTAGGGTTGTGAATAAGGGATACGGCATAATTATACTGCTTCTCATTTTTGGGAATGGGAAGAGTATAAACTCTGTATCCAGTAGAGGCTTCAACGGCTTCAGAAACATGATTAATTACGTGACGAAGAACTCCAGCGTCATAGAATCCGAAACGGTAACGCTCTCCTCCTCGGAGAGCGTTACCGGTTTCGGACTGAAGACGCAATTTAGGTATGTAAATTTCTTCCATTATAGCCCCTTAAATGTAGTTTCTTGTATTTTGTATGAACAAATGAATATCAAGCTTTGGTACGGGAAAGATGACGTGCTTTCAAAGCACGATACTTTTCCGTATACATGCGAAGCTTCTCTAAAATTGAACGAGAAGCCCAAATAGGAAAGGTGATGATTCGAAGAATTTTGTAAATAAGATGAAGAGTGTCTTTGGTCACTGTCTTGGTCTTATCAGAGTAATACTTGATGAGATTTCCACCATGTTTTTGTGCTTCAGGTGAATCATATGCCCATTCAAGAAAGGCATAGCCTGGAATAGAAAGTATGGTAGAAAGGATTGCAGCGGTCATAACAATAAGGCCCGCTGCACCAAACATAAGACCAATAATAAATGATAAAGAAATTGAAAGAATAAGGTTAATAGCCTTGTTTCGTTTAGCTGCACGGCGCCAAGCTGGAAACTTGGATGCAAGAGTCAGCTCGAAGGCTGACGCAGCAAAGGCAAGAACTAGCATGAAGGAAAACATGTTACTCCTTATATTGTTGTGTGTTTTTTTGGATATAGTAAAAGACGAGGAAAAGCATTCCCGTAAAAGGAGCATCCTCGTCTTTTGTTTAAACTATGTTTTAATTACTTACACGGTGTAGCCCATGGTTTCCATCCACAACGATTGCGGTGTTGACTATATTGCCACATTTCCCATCCTGCACGCAGGTTGGTATATGAGTCAAACAGATCTTCGCAATTTTTAAGAATGGATTTTTGTTGCAACCAACCGTTAGGATTGTACTTATTTTTTCTGCACCAATATCCATTAATTTGCAGAAGACCGCGACTTCCTCCATTAGGGTCAGACTTATTAATGGCAAAGTTATTGCAACGAGATTCACGATACATGATTTTGCTAAGAGTTGGCCATTGAGATTTTGGCCATCCTGCTTTAATAGCAAGATCGTGATATTCGCCACATCTCCCATAAATAAGTCTGGCTAATTCAGTCCAATTTATTTGAGAATAGTCAATTGACTCTGACTCAATAAATAATGAACTTTTTGGAGTATGCGCAGACGTGGGTGAGTCTGATGCAAAGAATATTCCAGTAAATAATATCAATGAGGAAATAATCAAAACTATCCTGTTGTTAGTCATGATTAATTACCCCATGTTGTACCAGAATATTTCCACGGCTTCCAACCTGACGATTGCCATAATCGGAGAGCAAATGTTAAGTTATATTCTGGATTGAACATATCCTGAGGATGTGACCATCCCATTTGAGATAACCATTCTGAATGAATATGATTAATCTGGGTTAAACCAGAATCAGCGCCATTCCAAGCATCAGTCACACAGCGTGATTCACGCCAAATAACTTGTTGAAGTTGTGGCCATTCTTCTTCAGGCCAACCAACTTGTATGGCCAAATCGTGGTATTCTCCACACTTGCCGTAAATTGATCTAGCTAAAGCCACAAAATCAACACCGGATAAATCCGGAAATGTTGTTGTAGTTTGTGGGGAAATGGTTGTAGTTGTAGTTGTAGTTGTAGCAGGAATTGTTAGAACTGGCTGTAGTGTTTCGTTGGCGCCTTTGTCTGAAATAAAAGAAGCCAGCGAAACTGCAATCAACAACAGTGCTAAAGCACAAGCTAACCTTAGTTTATACTGGAATATGTATTGATATATGTGTTTGAACCGAATATCCATGGTTCGCTCCTTTCGGTAAGCGTATTCCGGAATTTCCAAAATACGTATATCGCAGGTTGCGAAACAAGGTCTACATGCCTATCTGACTGGCAGCGGTAAATTTTTCCTCATTTCACAAGTATTCTTGTTACATGTGGGATTTGTCTCCCGTGCCCGTTAGGGCGTGTATTATTATATCATGGATTAGGTGGTGTAACAACTTCAGTGGAGTTCTCCTTGTTAAAATTTGTACGGAGAATATCATTAACCTCACTGATTTCATCAGTGAGTTCTTCAATTCTCTTGGAGATCAACACTAAAGACTTTAACAAATTGGTAAAATCTTCTTTGAATTCTTTAGAACCAAAGTAATCAGTCATGTTGTTTTCCTTCGGACAAATTGCTGGAAGAAGTGGCATAAGGGTTCCGCCCGCTTATGCGCAGCCACTCCTGCGTGTCGGTTTATTCAAAACGACAACACAAATAGTACTGAATATATTAAAGAATTACCAATCGTGTCGGGGAAGATTGGTTGAATTTGGTGTTTGTGGAGCCATATTATTGCTTGATGTTACATTGGCGCGAATAATATAAGTTCCACGCTTAACTTTCTCGAAACGAGAAGGGTTTTTTCTAATATATGACAACACAGTTGGAAGACTGCACTTGGTAGCTTGCACAAGCGCAGCTGTAGTGACTGTACCTCCAACAATGGTGTTAATATATTGTTCAATAACTTGTTGTTTAGACACAAATACTCCTTAAATGGATATATAATCTTGTATAAATTTGCAAGTATAATAATAAAAATAAAATAATTTGTTGTAATATTTATATAGGTTGATTACAAATTATATATTTATATGTATGCCAGCATGGAAAGATATATAAATCCTAGCACTCAACAAATTTTAAGATTTGTATTCACTTTGATGAGATTCACAAAGAAGTTCAAAGAGTTCTGTTGTTTTAATATTTAAGTTAGAAATAGTTTTTAGAAGAGAACAAAATGTTTTCCTAAAATTAATATCTGCTTGAGAATTGGACTTGAAATTTACTAAATGAGAATATTTACTCAGTAATTGAATCTTGTCAGATATTTGAGAAATGGAATCATAAAATAAAGATTCTGATTCCAAAAGGATAGTATCGTCAATCATAATTGCCTTTCTGATTCATGTGTTTGTATGAACCAGCTGCCGGTTGATCCCTGCTTGCGTAAATACGCAAAATGATCTTCGTTAAAAGGAGGCTAAACTCTGATCATGAGCGTTCTCGGTGGGGGCGATTGAGAACGTACCCTCACAGAGACCAACCGACATTTAAAATGTCAAAACTTATTTCTGAAAATCAAAAAGTTCTGACAATATCTTTAGTAATTTTAACATCGCTATTAGGAATATTGAAAGTAATATGCATTAGGGTCCTTATTATAATTGTAATTGGATAAATGGGCATTATAGATATATTGGTTAAGCCAAAGCTTTGTATAAACCATAGTGCTCCCGGCAAGATTCGAACTTGCGACCTGCGGATTAGAAGTCCGATGCTCTATCCGACTGAGCTACGGAAGCTTTGAAATATTATTATAGCAGGTCAGAATGATGTTCTTTGTCGTTTTCCTCGTAATCGAGGTACGATTTGAGGTACGAATCAAGGTACGAATCAAGGTACTCCTTAAGTGAGTACATGTTGTGTTCTTTCGTGTTGGCTTGACAGAGTTCATCATCCCGAGAAGGATGCCAGCGAATATCGCAATAGATGCATCGCCGGCTATTCTCGTCAGGATTAAACCATTTATGAGAACTAGACATTGCGTTTACGCTAGTCTTTATAATCATCCATGTCTTCTACAATACTGACGAAACTCTTCATGAGTTTTGCGACTGCATTGATTTGCAGCTGAGCAATCTGCTCTGGAGTTTCCTGAGCATAAAGTGAATATCCATTTGATAAATAGACTATACTCATGGGCATTTCAACATTCTCTTGTGGGTTATAACTATCTCGCTTCATCATAACGATGAATGCGGGGTTAATTTCGACCTTGTTTGCGTCAAGGTCTGTCAGGGTGATAAAGTTTACCATGTTGTTTTGAGACATGATTATTCTC